GGCCGTAGGCGACGAGGATCTCGAACCCGTTCCGATCATCTGCGTACAGGTAGATCTGGATCGTGTCCGAGTTCGAGCTGTTGACCAGCACGTCGCCCGACACGTCGAGCAGACCCGCGTACGTGCCCTGAATGTCCTTCAGGCCCACGAGATAGGTCTTGTTCGTGTCACCGAAGGTCGTGGCATCGACGTAGTCGCGGCCCAGGTTCAGGACCCACTCCGACTTCGCCGCGACCTTGACAGCGCCGCCGCCGCCCTTCGCGTTGTTCAGATAGATGGCGCCATTCTTGCCGTGAAGCTTGTCGCCAGAGTTCGCAGCCATTGAGAAAGACCTCCTCAGCCGTGAGGTTGGTCGGTCCAGACCTCATAGGTCCCGCCGACCATGTAGACCTTTCTCCCTTCTTCATCCACATCGGGGACAGAAATGTCCGCGATGCGTTGACAGAGCAGGGTGGATTGCCCGTCTACAACCAGAGCTGCATCGTCCAGCACGTTGAGTACGAGCGCGTCGACGTTACTGGCCTCGACGCTATCGTCCGAGAAGATCCGAATGTCGAACCCGGCGACGTACATCTGCGATCCCCAGTGCCGACGGATCGGCGAGTAGATCAGCTGATACGTCAGGAACGGATACGCCTGTGTCTTCTCGGCTGAGAAGCCCTCGTGGATGCCTCCGGGCAGCGCCGCTTTCAGGGTGGCGTTGGAGCGGAGTCTCTGGACGAGCGCTCTCTTGATCGGGGCTGACGAGGTCACCCGCTTGAGAGTGGCCTCGACAGAGAACGTGCCTGACGGCATCGCTACCTCCCGGGGCCGCGGAGCGCATCACGGAGGAGCCCTGGGAATTTCTCCCGAGCTTCCGCCAGCGCCGGTCGCATGAACGGCTGAGCCCGACTTCGCCGGGTGCCGAACTCGACGTACTTCGCGTACGGCGCCTCTTTCCCACCGGCCTCGACGTACGCGACGATCTGCTTGCCGGTGTCTTCGGTCGGGATCTTCTTGACCGACTTGCGGAGAGCGCCGCCGAGGGTCTGGCCCGGCTTGGCTCGACGCAGTTCGGCCCGCCCTCGACCGGACAGAAGCGCTTCAGCGCGAACATCCCGAACGACTCGGTGGCCGATCGAGCGGCCGCGGTCATCGAAGATTTCCTCGAGACGACCGAGGATGTTCTCGCCATTGACCCGGTAGACATCGCGGTTGGTGTTCGCGGTGCTGGTCCGGTTGCGTGAGTTGTACGTGTCCGTCAGCTGCGCGGTCCTGACAAGGGGCCGACTTCCGGGGCGACGACGGCCCGCGGCGTCTGTTGGAAACGCACTGGGAAGCCCGAGCCTGCGGCGCTGAACGCTCTCGGCGAGGGCCTCTTCGAGTGACAGGGTCCGCACATCCTGGCGACCCTGAGCGATCTGTTCGGCGAAGAGCTTCGAGCCGACGTTCCGACGGCGGTACTTGAAGACCTTCCGAACCGGGACGAGCTCCTCGGCCTTCTCGTAGGCGACGATCGCAGCCCGATCGACCCCACGGAAGGCTCGGGCGTGGATCTCCTCGCTGAGCTTGGCCCGATTGAAGATGACGGTCAGCTTCGTCCGCGGCACTACTTGTTCCGCTTGAGGATGCAGACCAGCCACTCGGGCCAGGTCTGATCCGTTCCGGCGTCCTCCACGAGGTAGCTCGCCCCGTTGATCTCGACGGTCCAGCCAGGCTCGATCTCGGTCCCGACCGGAAGCCGGAGCTTGTACTGGGTGGTGGTGTTGACGTCGCCGATGCCCGAGTCCCGATCGTTCGCCCAGGACCCGACGAGCCAGCCGTTGACGGTGGCGACCGGGGTGGTCGAGTAGGTCAGCTTCGAGCCGTACGGGTCCTCGTCGTCGAGTCCGGCGTTGAACGTTGTACTGAAGATCTGGACCCGTGTCGTCATGCCCAGCACGCCGACCTTCTGGATCGCAGCCAATTGGGCGTCGGTCAGCAGGCTCATCGGACCGTCTGGAACAGGAAGTCAGAGAGCAGGTTCTGGGCCGCCTGGGGGACCGCCACGACCGTGGCTGTTCCGCCGCGCTGACCCGGGGCCGCCGATCGGCGGATCGTGATCTCGCCGACGGTCAGGGTGTCGACGCCAGCCATACCGCGCGAGCGGAGCTGGGTCTCACCGAGATCGTCCGCGGCGATGATCCCGACCGCGTGCGCGATCTGCCAGGGCAGCTTGTAGGTGTAGTCGCAGGTCACGACGTCGGTCGCCGCCAGCGGATCGTCGAAGGTGACGGTCCCTTCGTCGTAGTCGATCGTGAAGTCGGTCGTCTGCTCAACGCCGTTCTTGTAGACCGTGGTCGTGGCGTCCTCGTCCCACCACTGGTTCTGCGCCCGGTACAGCGCAGCGTCCGTCGGCTCGAGGGTTTCACGTGAAACCGCGAACCGATAGCCGTACGTGTAGGACACGACCGCCTGGGGATTCCACAGCCCGACGAGGGCGGTGATGACGCCGGATCCGAAGATCCCGTACTGCGTCAGCTTGAGCGAGCTGGCCTCAATGAAGCCAGCCGAGTTGTTGATGAAGACCTCGTCGTCGCTGATCTCGGTGTAGACGTTCGGCGTCGAGTAGATCCGGAATGAGGTGACCGTGCGGACGGGCTGGTGCCAAGGCCAGAAGCGCAGCGGGTGAACGCTCCGCTCGTACTGGTCGATCGTCCACTCGTGCATCTCGGCGGTGATCGTTCCGCCGCGGAAGTCGTGACGCTGTGGGATCAGCGGCACGTTGCAGTACGACTCCACGGTCGCGGAGGCCCGAGCCAGCGCCGATCGGATCTCGACGTCGTCGATGTTCGTCAGGTCGATCCCCAGACCCATCGTCCGGAATCGCTCTGGGGTCACATACACGGATCACTCCTCGGCGCAGCAGAAACTCCGGGGGCCCGCCGTACCACACGGGCCCCCGGAGGAGGAGTGGAAGGCTTACTGCTTGACGCGCACCTTGTTCGAGAACGGGATCGCGCGAACCGCGAGACCCCACATCCCGAAGATGATGAACAGACGCGTCAGCTGGCCAGCGACACCCGGCGGGATCTCCAGGACGGTCGGGCCCTCGGAGCCGAGATACGGCAGCGAGATGCTCGACTCGTCGAGGATGTACATGTCGCGGCGGGTGCCGCTGTTCGTGTACGTCCCGATCGAGTCACCCGGCACAACGGCCAGCGGCAGCGGGCCGAAGACCGTGTTGACCGCGTTCGTCTGGACGCCGACGGCGACATCGACGAACTGGTTCATGTACCGGACGTTGGCGTCCTGCTGAAGGTCGAAGCTGACCTTCTCGTGCGGATGGCACCAGATGATGCTGGCGCGGCCACCCTGCTCGACGATCTCCTCGCACGCGCGGTCGATCGCAGCCCGCATGTCCTCCGGCGTGCCCGCCGTCGGATCCACGTTCTTGACGCGACCGGTGTTCAGGATCGAGCGCAGGCCGGTGAACGCGTTCGCGTCGTACAGGCCGTCCTCGGTGCTGGCCGTCCCGCCCGAGTTGGACGAGTTGCCCTGGAAGATCGCCTTCTGGAGCTCATGCGCGATGGCGCGGAGGCCACCCTGCATCTCGAGCGCCGCCGGATCGAAGCCCGAGCCCGACTGCTGGACCGCGAACTGGCCCTTGAACGACACGCCGCGCCGGGTGGCGAGGATCGCGACGTTCGTGGTCTGGCGGGTGTACACCGAGGTGTCATCCGTCACGGTGCCGAGTTCCGGCATGAACACGGCGCCGCCGAAGCTCGTCACCTGGTCGTAGGCGTGGACGAGGCCGTTGGCCGGAACCCGACCGAAGCGCTCGTACGCCGGGAACTCCCGGATAAAGAGCTCCTGGAGGACCGGCTCGAGATCCTGACGGATCAGGGCCGAGCCACCCGCGGAGTCGAGGGCCTTCTGGATCATCGGGTTCTGGGACATCGCGACCTGGGTCGCGTACCCGCCCGTGTTCGCCCAGGTGTCGAGCGGAATGCCCGTGTCCTTGCGGGCGGCCTGGAGCGTGAGCATCCGCTGAAGCTCCGGGATCGACCGAGCGACACCCGGGGCCTTGTAGCGAATGGCGTCTTTGAGCTCGCCCATCTCTTCGAGCGAGAGGAACTTGCGCGTGCTCGGCTCAGTCGTCGGCTGGCTCTCGACGCCCTTGTCCACGGCCGGGGCCGGGGTCGCGACGTTCGGTGCAGCGTTGAGCGACTCAAGCGAGCGCTGGATCGCGCCGAGCGTGTCCATCACGCTCGCGAAATCCGCGGTCTCTTCAGCCATTTCGGTTCTCCAGCAACTTCAGGAAGCCCTCGTCGTAGACCCCGCCGAACTTCGTGCGAAGCTCGGCCTGCGCCTCCGCGACGACGGTGCGTCGCATCAGCGGAGTCGCCGCGAGGCGATTGAGGACGCGCCCGGTCTCAGACAGGACCTGGTCCCGCTGAGCCAGCGCGGTGTCGCGCTCACGAGTGATTTCGGTGAGAGACGCGGTCAGTTCGGCGGTGCGGGTCTTCTCGGCGGTTAGCTCGCGGGTGACCTCGAGAAGCAGCTCCGACATCTGCTTGAACGTGCCGATGTCGGGCGCACCCTTCGTGACAACGTCCTCGCCGCTCGCGGCGAGACCCCCATCTCCCGTCTCAGGGTCGGTCGTCGGACCTTCCTGTGAAGCTGGGGCATCGGACGAACCGGCGTCACTCGATGAGTTGCCGTCGTTCGTATCGATCTGGATGATCGTGACCTGGGCGTCGGTGACGTCCGGTTCGATGGACTTGTGGTAGGCGTCGGTGCAATCGCCGCCACCGTTCTTGCTCTTGCCACACGTCGGGCAAGCAGCGTCGGTGATGTCGGGCTCGACGTCGTTCTCGACCTTGTCGTCGGCAGGCTCGGCCGGATCACCGATCGTGATCTTGTCGCCGTCGCGAGTTTCGATCCAGGTCGTGGCCTTGCCGATCTGAGTGAAGGTCTGGGAAACGTCCCCGATCGTGGTCGTGGTGCTGTTGAGCTGAAGGCCCTCCATCGAGCCTTCGATGCGGTAGTTCTGGCCGTCGAGGGTCAGCGTCGGCTGGCCCAGCGGCATCGTGACGGCATCCTTTTCGATCCCACGGAGCGACTTCGCGGCGTACTCCACCCAGCTGCGGGGGTTCGCCGGGATCCCGACGAGGCTCGTCTCGAGCAGCTCGACGTGATCGATGATGTAGTTGCCGCCCTTCTCCTTCCGGGCCCCACCCTCGGGGATCAGGGCGCCAATCGAGAGGCCGAGCTTGGTGCCCTTCTCGATCGCCTCGAATGCCTTGACGGCGCGCGGGTTGGCGTCGTTGATCAGGATGTCCATGTCGAGGTCGTAGTTCGGGTTGCCCGCACCATCGACCCCGCGGGTCTTCATCCGGGCCAGCTCGACCGAGCCCGCGACGTCCTCCGGAACCTCGTAGCTGTGGTTCAGGAAGATCGTGAGGTTGTTGTTCGCGGCGCGCTCCATGTCCTCGAGCGCGCTGGCGACCATCGTGTCGCCGTGGAGATCCTTCGTCGTCGAACTGGCAACGCCGTGGAGGCGCATCTTCCCGTCCGACGACCGGGATGCCTTGAGGATCCCGGAGAAGATCTGGAACTTGGTCGAGGGCAGCACCGTGTCGACGGCAGCCTGAATGGGATCCATCACAACCTCCCCGATCGCTGGGACGGCCCAGGGGCCTCCAGCTCCGGTTACGAAGCGGCGACTGCGACGGGAGCGTCAGGCTCCGTGGCCAGTGCCCGGATGTATTCGTCGAACCGCGCGGTCGCGTAGTCCCACGAAAACGACTTGACGACGTGATCTCGGGCGAGTTCGCCCAGCTCGCGTCGTGCGCCGCGGCTCTCGTAGAGCCGCTCGATGGCCTCGGTAAATCGCTCTGGGTCCGCCATCCAGAGATCCGCCCCGCTCGGGACGGTGATGGGCGCGAGCGGCTCGAGCAGGATCCCGCCAGGTCCAACGACCTCGGGGATTGCCGACACGTTCTGCGCGATCACGGGCGTGCCGCAGGCCATCGCCTCGGCGATCGTCAGCCCGAAGCCCTCACCTCGAGAGGTGGTGACGAACAGGTCCGCCGCGTTATAGAGCGCGACGAGATCGGACTCGGGCCAGCCAACCCAGCTGTTGTGCAGTCCCGGGAGGGTGAAGCGATCGTGGACATCGGGCTCGCGGCTCAACATGTCGTTGATCACGAGCGCGTCGTCCTGGGATCTCCCACCAGTGGTGTGCAGGTGGACCCGCACATCCTTGTGGCGCTTCATCACCGGCCAGACGGCCTTGATCGTGGAGGCGAAGTCCTTCCGCCCGCTGTTCTTGTCGGCGCGGACGATCAGGAAGCAATCGCGGGGATACCCAAAGGCTTCCTTGCAATCTCCCTGGTCGCGAACGACCAGCCCAGAGCTGACGGTCAGCGGGTCCTTCCGGCTGACCGGACGGAATGTGGTGCTGTCGACGCCGTGATAGACGAGCTTGCTGCCGGGCATCGAGTCCTGGCCGAACTTGCTCATCGCCACGACGTTGCTCGTCGTCGTCAGCAGGTTCCAGGACGGCGGCCGGTTGTAGCCGTCGACCGGGATGTACGACACGATCGGCCGGTAGCGGGCCAGGATCTGGTCCTTGTCCCAGCCGTTGTCGAACAGCAGGTAGAGCAGGATGTTCGCGTCGTGGAGCATCACCACGACGTCGGGCTCGACCTTCGAGAGCAGCTCGATGTGGCGGCTCATCCCGAAGATGTCGGTGCCCTGGACGGCGTTCGGGCGGTACAGCTTCAGCGGGGTCTGGCGATTGGGATCGCTCAACGACGGCCAGCTGTCGCCCCGGTAGTTGTAGCCAACAACGTGAAGATCGTGTCCGTAGTCGTCGACGAGCCGCTCGCCGATCGAGTGGGTGACCCGGGCGAACCCGGTGTGACATCCGGCATCGCCGAACCACAAGACCTTGGCCACAGTCCCTCCTGAGCCAGCGGGGTTATTGACGGCGGACCGTGATCGTCCCGATCTCGGTCGTGATGATCGTGGTGTCGGGGAAGGTGACTTCCCACTGCACCTGGTACTCGCCGGGCGTCGCCAGATCGTTGGCGGCCCACGAGTAGCTGACGCGACCCTCGGCCGCCGTCGTAATCGAGGCGACGGAGTTGACCGTGAAGCGCTTGTCGTCCTGCTTGCGCATCTGGAAGCGGACGGTCGCGCCACTGAGGTTGATGGGGGTCTGGTCGGCGACCGTCACGATCTGACCGAGGATGGCCGGACCGGTGTCGCCCTGGACAAACGTCAGGCTCATCAGATCGCCTTCAAGGTGTCAGCCGACCAGATCGCCGTCAGCGATTCCGCTGAGAGGTCTGACCGGAGCGTGTTGGCGGACAGGACAGCTTCGAGGGGTTCAACTTCCTCGATCGTTCGGATCAGATATGCCGATGCAACGAAACTCCCCACCGTCGTATGGGTGAGGACGGCGTCGACCGTGAAGCTGTTCAGGACGCTTTCAGCGACGAAGGCGTCCAATAGGAGGGACGCCTGATGCGTCGATCGAAGGACCGAAGCTACCGTCAGCTGACGCTCGACGACCTGCTTGAGCGTCGCATCGAGGCTGTAGCTATTGGCGGTGACCCGCCGGAGCCACGCATCGATCGTGAACGTCGCCGACTGTCCCTGAGACAGCGTGGCGTCGAGCGTGAACGTCCGACTCTGCGTCGCTTGCAGCGTCGCGTTCAGCGACAGCGACCGAGTTTCGGAACGTAGAACGACGGCATCAAGGGAGGTGGTCGCCTGGACAGACCGGCTCAGGAGGGCGTCGAATGTCCAGGTGGCCGACCCCGCTCGGCGCGTGATTGCGTTGAGGGTGTACGACGCGCTCTGCGTCGCCTTCAGGACGGCATCGAGGCCGAGCGTGAAGACGCCCGCGGCAAAGATCTGCGCGTCGAACGAGAAACTCGCCGACTGGGTCTTCTTGAGAACCGCGTCGAGGGTGCCGCTGGCCGTCTGAGACGAACGAACGACCGAGTCCAGTGTGAACCCGGCCGTTCGGGTTGCCCGGAACACTGCGTCCAGTGATGCCTGGGCAATCGCTGTCTTCAGTTGTACGGCGTTGAGCGTGAAGCTCGCGGCGTCAACGCGGAGAATGACCGCGTCGAGCGTCAGTGTAGCGGTCTGTGTGCGCTTGGCAATAGCGTCTGTGCTGAATGACCCGGTTTGTGTGCGGGAAATCACCGAGTCGAGCGCGAACGACCGTGTTTCTGTGCGGAGCAGAACCGCATCCAGCGTGCGCGTGGCGGACTGGGTCCGGAGAATGACCGCGTCGAGGCTGGTCGCGAACGTCCCGACCCCAGCGATAAAGGCACTCAGGGTGAACGTTGACGACTCTGTGCGGCGCAGGACGGCGTCCAGCGTCGCCCGTGGCATGACGATCGCGTCGATCGTGTAGCTGCGCGTCTCGATCCGCCGGACGATCGCGTCGAGCGTCGCCCGCGGCATGATCACCGCGTTCAGCGAGAAGGTCGCGCTCTGCGTCTTGAACAGGACGGCATCGAGCGTCGCCGTCCGGGTTTCGACACGCAGCAGCCAGGCGTCGAAGGTGAACGTGGCGCTGGTCGTCCGGAGGCGGATCGCGTCCAGCGTGAAGCTCGCCGATGCGGTCTTGAACAGGACCGCGTCGAGCGCGAACGAGCTCGTCGTTGTTCGGAAGACGATGGCGTCGAGAGCGAACGTGGCCGACGCGGTCCGCTTGAGAACGGCGTCCAGGCTGAACGTCGCGACCTGGGTCTTGAACAGGATGGCGTCCAGCGTGGTGCTGGCGCTGGTCGTTCGGAAGAGGACGGCATCGAGAGCGAACGTTGCGCTCGTCGTGCGGAGCCGAATCGCATCGAGCGCGAACGTTGCCGACTGCGTCTTGAGCAGGACCGAGTCGAGGACAAACGACGCGGCCTGGGTCTTGAACAGGACAGCGTCGAGCGCGTAGCTACCCGTCTGGGTGGCGGCGCCACCTGCGACGACGGCGTCGAGGGCGAACGTCGCGGACTGGGTCTTGAACAACACCGAGTCCAGCGCGAATGTGGCCGCGGCTGTCCGCAGAACAACAGCGTCGAACGTGAAGCTGGCGCTGTTGATCGTCCGTAGGATCGAGTTGAGAACGAGACCGCTGAACTCGGTCAGCGATGTCACGGAGCTGTACAACTCGAAGTTGTCGAGCTGGAATTCAACCCCGTTGCTGAACCCGTCGAGAGTCAGGTTGCCAACCGACGTATCCGAGTACGGAGTCGGATTGGACGCGTTGATCGTGGTTTGGAGCTCGATCGTGGTCGCGGTGTTGCCCCGCTCCCAGATCCGCAGCGTTTCGCGGTAGCCATTGCCCGCACTCGACTGGGCGAAGCCAGCCTCGAACGTGTACCAGGTCCCTGCCGTGAACGACGGCATCGTCAGGTCAGCAACGTCCGACCCGAGGGTGAACGAGTTGACCGCGTCGTGGCGCCAAATCACCTGGAACTGGAGCCACTTCAGGACGACGTTCGCCACGACGATCGCGCTGCCTGAATGCGGCGGATCGGTGTCAGGCGTCCGGAGGTCGAACCGGAACCGGCCGCTGTTGATCTTCGGTCCACCGCGCCATTCGATCTGTTCGTTGTGGGTGAAGCGCAGCACCGAGCCGTTGACCGAGACATCGGGCAGGAAGTCGGGCAGGTTGTAGTCGATGACCGAGGCGTTGAACGGGACCCAGGTGCCGCCGAGGTAGCCGGTCGACGTCGTTCGGTTCCAGTCGTCGCTCCACAGGAGCTTTGCGATGCAGGCGTTGAACGTGAACGACGAGGACGTCGTCGTGCGCTTGATCGCGTTGAGCGTGAAGGTCGCGGACGTGGTCTTGAACAGGACGGCGTCGAGGGTGAGCGTCGCGCTCTGGGTCTTCTTGAGGACCGCGTTGAGCGTGAAGGTGGCGCTCGTCGTCTTGAAGATGTCGGCATCAAGGGCGAACGTCGCCGCAGTGGTCTTGAAAACCACCGCGTCGAGAGCGAGTGACGTCGACTGAGTCTTGAGGATGACCGCGTTGAGCGTGAAGGTCGCGCTCTGGGTCTTCTTGAGGACGGCGTCAAGGGCGAACGTCGCCGATGGCGTGGCCTTGAGGATCGCGTCGAGGGTCTTCGTTGAAAGGACCGTATTGCCAGGTCGAAAGACCGCATCGACAACGGCGATGCCTGTGATGTTCTGGGTGTTCGACAGCGTGATCGTGACGGTGTCGGCGCCGGTGTTGCTGTTCGTCGTGCCGTAGCCGAACGAGTAATGGTCGGTACTCGAGGCGGCGTTGTTGTTTCCGGCCTGGGTGACGGTCGTGACGTGGTTCGACGTCCACGTATCGCTCGGGGCGCGACCTGTGCTGCGGCGGTCGGCCGACGCCATCACGATCAACGAGGCCGTGGCCGTGTCGGCCCCACCGTTGGTGGCGGTCACCGGGCTCGCGGTGCCGACGTTGTTGCCTGACTGATTGACCGTCGTCAGGGCGCCGCTGTATTCCGCGAGCTGGGCCGCGATGATGCCGCTGGTGACGCCGCCGATCGTCGGTGCAGCGTCCGATCCCTCGGCCGTTCGAATGAAGATCGTGGTGCTACACGAAGTACCCGCGCGCTGGACGGCCACCGCCCAACCGGCTGGCGTCGCTGGGAGCGTCGCGGTGCCAGTGACCGTGACGAAGCACACCAGCAGGTTGCCCGCGGTCCGGTTTTCCGACGCACCGAAGGTCGGGGAAACTGAGTTCCCGGACGTGCCCTGGGTCGCGGTTCCGATGGTCCCAACAAGCGCGACGGCCATGTCAGTTCACCGGGCACACGAAAACGCCCCGGGGGTCACCCGGGGCGTGGACGCTGTTCAGCTGAGAGGTCATGGTCGGCATGGGATTGCCTCAGATGTCTGCCGCATTGGATTGCGGCGAACGGTCATGCTATGTCGCTGAGCAGAACGCGATGACGTGGTAGTCGTTCAGGCCCGGTCCGGGCTTGATCAGGCTCTTGCCACCGCCGCGTTCCCAGACGTAGACCTGTGGGTACCACCAGTCCCGGGTGAGCGTTCCGGTCGGCGCAGAGACGCCCATGATCGGATAGAGGTCCGGCGAGAACCCGAGCTCGTCGTTCGTCGGAAGGTTCCAGGCCGTCAACGTCCAGACCGCTGGATCAGCCGTCGGGGTGATCGAGCAGGCTGGAGCTGGGGCCTTGGCGGCAAGCAGCGTGGCGGCCAGGACGACCGCCATCACCAGGCGCTTCATGGGACGAGGAACGGGATGGCGAGCACCCCAGCGTCCTGTCCGTCGCTCGCGATCAGGACAAGCTTGTGTGGCCCTGGAGCGAGCGTCGGGAGCGTGACCGAGCCCGTGTAGCCCGCGGCCCATTGGTGCACCACGATCCCGGCCGAACCGTGATGGAAGTCGGGATCGATGTAGACGCCAGCCAGCTTGGTCGTGAGCCCGTCCGCCCCCTTGTCGAGTCGGACGCTGATCGAACCGCCGGAGCGGATGTTCGCGGGCCCCGAGGTCAGTCGGGCGTTCTGGTAGCCGTGTCCCTCGTACCAGCCGCGCGCTTCCCAGAAGATGTTGCAGCGGGTGGAGCAGGTGGTGGAGCGGACCGGGATCGGCCAGCCCGTGCTCTGGAACTGCCGCTTGCCCTCGCCGTTGAGAGTCACGTTGGCGGTCAATCGGAGCTCGCCGACGCCGGTCGGCCAGGCTCCGACCTTGATCGGCAGGTAGTAGGTCTGAGAGCAGTCAGCGCAGGCTGGGAAGTTCGTGCTCCAGCGCTGGCAGTAGTCGGACTCGCGACAAGCCCGAAGCCACTTGATCGCGCCCGTCCCGTTGTGCTGGGTGACCTTGACCGCGAGGGTGATCGTCCCATCGACCTTGGTCGTGGGGATGCAGGTCGCGACGTGGATGTGCTCGCCGACGGCGGAGGGGATCGTGATCCCGTCCTTGCGCCACCAGCCCTGGGACTCGGCCTGCTGACAGGGCCCCGCATACGGCGTCCCCGTGGTCGGGGCCGGAGGGTCGGCAGCAAATGCCGTCTGAATCGAAAGTGCCGCGAGGATGATCGCGGCACTTAGGGCGGCGGTGAGTCGCCTCATGGCGACACCTCCTATCTGGGTCCGAGGGCTTTCACCATCCGGACGCCGAGATCGTCGACGTCATCCCCTCCGCAGATCGTGCCGTTGGGCATGGCCCACAGCCGGACCATCGAGCCGTCCGGCCGCTTCTTGCCGATCCCGTACGCGGTGATCTCGTTGCCACCGGCCGAGCTCGTAATCCCGACGTGGCGGGCGGTGTAGTAGGGCTGGTCGCCCTCATGGACCCAGACCGCGAGCAGCGGCTGCTGGGTCTCCTTGTGGACGAGGAACCAGACGCACGGACGACGCATCCACTCGGCGTACGTCGTCGCCCACTGGGGCTCGTCGAGGTCGATGTGGATCCCGTCGTCTTCGGCGCTCAGGACTAGGAAGTACGGCGTCGTTCCCAGAAACACCATCTCACTCAAGGCCGAGTGCTCCTCGCGCCTCGTCCGCTGTCATCGTCGGCAATCCCAGCCGATCGTTGAGTTGCTGTCGAGCGCGCTCGGCCTCGCGATTTCGGGTCGCGAGACTCCGAAGGAAGGTGGTTCGGTTGATCGTCTCCGTTCCGACGTGGCCAATTTCGATGCGGGTGTCGACGAAAATCCGACTGCCCGACGCCTTGGCGTCCTGGCAGAACCGAAGATCCTCTCCGACATTCCCGATCCAGCGGAAGAACTCCGGTGGCCTGGTCCGGATCCGCTCCTCGTGGGGTGGCCAGACGAACGAGGGGCGCTCGTCGAACACCCGCACGATCCGCTCGAACACCCGCTTGTGGATGAGCATGAACGCCATCCCGGTCCCGTCGACCTCGACGAGATCGCTGTCCCAGCGTTCGAGGAAGCTGTAGCCGCCCTCGGTGGGCTGCTCGCGCATGTACAGCGTCGGCTGGTGGGGCTCAACCCGCTGGAAGCACAGCCCGCCGACCATGTCGAGATCGTGCTCGTCTCGGACGGCGACGATCCGCTTGATGGCGTCGACCCCGAAGACCATGTCGGAGTCGATGAACAGGATCCAGTCACCGATCATCCGCTGGACGAGCTCGTTTCGTTGCGTCGGCAACATCGAGCCCTGGACGATCGACCAGTTGACGCACTCGTTCGGGCCGAGGAACGACCAGTCGGTGTTCATCAAGCTGATGAACAGCGGCGCCGAGACGTGATCCCGGGTCGGGATCGCGATGGTTCCGATCGCCTCACCGGGCCGACGGCCCGTCAGGATCTGAAGATCCCCGCCCGGAGACGACTCGAGACGGACAACCTGTGGCATTACAGCCCCTCCATCACCCTGGCCAAGCCCTCTTCCAGGGAAACAGATGGAGTGTAGAAGCGGTGCATGAGGGCCGGTGAGCCATATCGGCTACTGACCCCAGCCGGTTTCGACAGGTCGACCTGGATCTGCGGGCTGTAGCCCGCGATCTTGGCCGCGGCTTGCGCGATCTGGCGGAACGAGACGCCCTTGCCGGTGCCGATGTTCATCGCCCGGTAGCCCCGGACTCCGGCATCGAGTCGAGCGAGCGTGGCGTTGACCAGGTCCTCGACGTAGATGAAGTCGCGCCGCTGTTCACCGGTTCCCCAGACAACGAGGGGGTCCTCGCGGTTCTTGGCGCGCTTCAGGATGGACGGGATCGGATATTCGAGCGATTGCTCCGGTCCATATCCACTGAACGGGCGAATACACAGCGTATTCAGGCCGTACTTCGCGGATTTCCAGGCGAGATATTCGCCGACCAGCTTGGTCAGACCGTAGATCTCGTCAGGCGCCATCCAGCTGGCGTCCTCTGGGTTGAAGTCGCCCTCGCGGAGAAGCTGGCCCGACCCCTCCTGAAGGGCCACTCCGTAGACCGCCGACGATGACGGATAGACCGCGATCGCGGCTCGCTCGACCGCCCAGCGGAAGAACAGTGAGTCGAGGGCCAGGCTGTTCGCGTTGAACAGCGGGTCGTACTCGATCTTCAGGCGGCCGCCGACAGGGGCCGCGAAGTGGTAGACGATGTCCCACTTGACCAGCCCGATCTGGTCCTGGGGAGCGAGGCCGATCCCACGCCCGAACCAGGTCGCTGCATCGAGTTGGTAGCGGCGAAGTGGATCAAGCTCGTCTGGCCAATAGGAGTGCGGGTTCGACAGATCATCGACGCCAATGACGAAGTCGCCGCGCTTCAGGTGCGCTCGAACAAACCAACGCCCAAGAAACCCGGCGGCGCCTGTCACCAGGACGTTGCTCATCGGACCGTCCATCCGGCCTCCCTCATCGGCCGACCTCCCGTCCTCCTATCAAGTGGGCCCGCTGAGCAGGAGGAACCCAGCGGGCCCGCGAGTCAGGAAACGGTGACGGACTTCGTCGCGACCGACGAGTCATCCGACGCGTCGTTGAGCCGGATGGTCCACGACCCGCTGGATGGGAAGATGTAGTTGTTGAAGGTGTGGTCACCGTCCTCGTTGACCCCGAAGACGTAGCTCTTGCCGAGGATCGTCGAGGACTTCTCGAACGTCAGGTAGTAGCGCATCTCGGGGCTCTGGGGATAGACCGCCGTCGTGTAGGCGCTGTCGTCGTTCTGATCAGCGCCGGTCACTTCCACGCGGCACGCCGAGGACGTCGAGACAACGCTGCCCGACGCCGGGACGATGTCGATCGAAGCTGCCATTAGTGAACTCCTTCTGCCGTGAGCCACGGCTTCTCTGAGGTGAAGGCGATGGACTCCACCTCGGGCCACCAGCTGAACGACTGAACGTAGTCCCAGCCCTTGGCTTCGGCGGTGCCGCGACAGGCGTGAAACATCATCGCGGCGTTGTGAGCTTCCCAGCTCGAGTGTCCCCGCCCGACATGCCAGTACCGCAGGTAGTCCTGCATCATTTCGTCGAGCGTCCGATCGTGGCGGAAATACCCGACGTTCCAGAGCTCGGTGTTCTGGGTCATCGGCCGCGAATGGAGCGTTCCAGGCCAGCCAATTCGCGTTCGAAAGAGGCGGAGATGGCTGTGCTGCTCCTCGTACTCCTGGCCGTCGACGGCGCTCCGGAAGGGGATCCAGAAGCCGTCGAGCCCGATCTGATCGGCTCGCCAGATCGCAGATCCGAGCGAGTCCAGAAGATCAGCACTGGGGATCTCATCGCAGTCCACCTTGAGGGTCCACTCTGATCGGACCTGGGGCAGGAGCCGCGGCCCGAAGGTCGCATCGCCAAAGCCCCGGTGATCATCGAAGACCAGGATGTCGGCGTACTCCGACGCGATCTCCGCTGTCCGATCGGTGCTGGCCTGGACGCCGACCGCGATCTTCTCGAACCACGGTCGGAGATAGATCAGGAGCGGCTCGAGGCGCGCTTCCTCGTTCCAGGCCACGAGCGCGACGGTGATCGTGCTGTACGGCGTGGGGTTGGGAACGGGGATCCCTGATTGCTCGGTGATGATCGCCAGATCAGGCGAGATCGAGGGCGCGTCGGACACGGTCGAGATCCTCCGAGGCGGAGCCAGCGACCCAGTCTTCGAACGCCGCGCGATCGTGGTTGTACATCTCCGAGCTGTTCACAGCTCGATAGCCTTCGTCCCACTCCGCTTTCGCGTAGGCCGGGTGCATGTGCTCGATGATCACGTCCGGGAAGTAATAGAGCCGCTCCAGGGACTCCCCGATGTGACGCCAGGCGTTGTCGAGATAGAGGTGCTGACAAGCTGGAAGCGCCATCCAGCCGAGGGCTCGCCAGATGGCGGCCGAACCGAAGATCTGGGTTGGGATCTCTCCGTCCCGCCAGTTCTTGTCGTTACCGTAAACGAGGCCCCCACCGGCCCGTCCGAGCTGGTCCACGAAGACGCGGTCCCAGCCGGAGGTCCGAAATCGATGGTCGTCTCCCACGAACCCGACGATGTCATAGCGATCCCACAGGCTCCGGATGGCGGTGTTCACCGGATCGGTCATCCCGCGACGACCGGTCGGCATCACGACGATCGATGGAAGCCCAGCATACGAATCGAAGTCGTCGTCGGCATCGAGGACGAACAGCATTTCGGTGTCGGCCGAGTGCTTCGTATCGAGGAACGACCGATAGCACTCGACCGCTTTGTCCGGTCTACCCCGTGAGGGGCAGAGCACGGCGAGCGACACATTCCCTCCTCGCCAGCGGCTTATCCGACCGAGAAGCTGAAATGGACCGCGCCGATCAACACCAGCACGATCAGAACGAGCAACAGAACGGCCAGCCATCGCCAGTCCATTTCTACGTCTCGTCGTAGCTGTAGTTGACGGTCTCCTGGGTCCAGTTGCCCGCCGGAGCGGTCGCGTCGACCTGGAGCTGGAAGACGACGAACTTGGTCGTGGCGTTCGTCGCGCTGTAGGACGCGCTGTCCCAGGTCGCCTTGTTGCCCGACGTGAAGTTCGTGAACGTGGTGTTCGCGATCGTCGAGCTCGCGGTCGTGCCCTGCTGATAGGTCACGTACGCGGCGGTGAAGACGAGCGTGGTCGAGGTCTGCACCGCGCCGTCGCCCCAGATCTTGAAGTTGGTGACGGCGTTGGCGGGGGCGGTGTCGATCTTGAGCTTGAGCCACTTCTCGTAGCTGTTCGTGCCGACCGTGATCGGGTTCGCCTGGCGGTTGGCCAGCGAGTTGGTCGCGTTGTCCGCGCTGATCAGGTCGGCGCCCGAGACCGAGCTCGACTCGGTCGGGCCGGTGCTCGTGTACACCCGGAGGGAGAGAGACGCAGCCATTGGTTACTCCTCGATGCCCTTGCTGCTCGACCCGGAGGAAGCTCGTCCCTCAGCGGGCGCTCCTGTCGAACCGGCGGGCGGCTTCTGCTTTGCATCAACGACGTCCTGCGCGGTCGGAACCTTGTCGAGCCGGACGGCGCCGGTCGGGGTCACGACCATCGGGATGTCGAACTCGGGACCCCACGGCTCGAGGCCCTGCTCCTTGCGGACTTCGTTGATCGAGCGTGTCGGAAGACCCGCGAGCTGGATCTTCTGGACCTGGGCTTGAGCCAACGAGTCGCGCAGGTTGAGGCGCGTGAACCGGAAGGCAAGGTTGTTGTCCGATCCGCCGAAGCCCTCGTCCCAGACGATTTCCCGCGTGAAATAGTCCTGGAGGAGGCCCATCAGGGGTCGGATACCGCGGTCGTCGGTGTTCTCCTGGAGAACCTCGCCGTTGGCTCGGTTGACATCAAAGCTCAGACCGAGGTCCTGGGGGGAGAGACCGAACACCGCGCAGATCTTGCGAACGAGGTACTGCTGCCACTCGAGGAACTGCATGTCCCGGTTCGAGCTGCGGAACGGGATGAACTTGGCGTTCTTCGTTCCGCCGACAAAGGCCATCGCGCCTTTGCCTGCGACCTCGTTGAACCAATAGGACTTGAACTGCTCGACCTGCTCCGGACGAGCCCCCTCGCCGAGATCGAGCATTCCATCCGGGGCCGCGTTCACGACCTGACGGTGGTTGTATGAATGCCCCGACAGCTCCGCGTCAACGGTCAGCTTCAGGGTCTCGAGCGGAGCGAGGCCAACCACCCGGTACGTCGCCGGGTTGGCCATCACGTAGAGCATGTCCTCGTTCTTGAACGCCGCCCGGAGGAAGCCGTCCGGATACCAGTAGTACCGGGGCTCCTCTCCGCCGTCCCAGAGCGAGTTGACGCGGATCTTCCCGCCATCGACCGGCCACAGCTGGGCGACCTGTCCGCGGAGCGTCTTGACCTTCTCGACCACGCCCGCATCGAGCACCAGGACGTCTTCGAGAACCGGCTCGACGAACGAGCGGAAGCTGTCGGCTGACGGGTTGGGACGGTCGAAGATCTGCTTGATCTGGTTCTTGAGCGTTTCGCTGTACGGCTTCTGGGGATCGAACGGGACAATGTCCCACTCGGCCGAGCTGACCTGGTTCTTGCGGACGTTGATCGCCGCTCGGATCCACTCCGAATGCTCAGCCCAGTGACGGAAGAGCTGGACGTTCGCTTTGGCGACCCGGCCACGCTCCTGCATGACGAGCGCGGACGAGGCCGGGACGTTCTTCGGACTGGACTGACGGGTCGCCGCCTTCCAGACTTCGCCAATCCAACTCATCGGCTCCGCCAGTTCTCGAAGTGCTGGGAGACGATCTTCCCGAACGTCTTGTCCAGGTGATCCGACACGAGCTTCTTGTTGGCGGCGGCGACCGCCTCCTCGTAGGTCAGCTTGTAGGTGTCGAGCTCGCTCATCAACGCAGCCAGATGGTTCGGGACCTCACGCTTCCCGTCGCGGAAGACGACCTCGCTCATCCCTGGCTCACCTTGACGACGTGGTCGGCGTTCGGATCAACCCAGAGCTCGCCGAACACCGCTGGGTCGGTCTGGGGCAAGTTGCCCCAGTAGGCGGGGCTGTCGGTCAGGAGGCGGTGCCACGCGCCGTCCCCATGAATCCACAGCCGACCGATCCCGGATCCGGGATTGATCTGGAGCCAGAGGCGACCGTTCGACGGTCCGGTCGGGACGTCGGGCGAAATGACCAGCGTGGTCTGGCGATCCCCACCCTGGCTCAGGTCGAATCCAGACTCGCCAGCGGTGAAGGCCAGGCGGTCCTGGGTGAGCTCGACCTGGGTGTCGCCAACGGAGATGACAGCGTATGAGTCAGCACCGAAGAGCAGTTGGCCGTTGTCAAACTCGACGTCGTAACCGTAGATGTCAACCCGACCGTCGACGCTGATGGACCTGTCGTCGACGGCCCACGTCGTCGGCAAGCCGCCAGACGGCGTCGTCTCGTCGACGCCGAGCGTGTCGTGGTAATGATCCTGGGCGGGCCCCCGCTGGAACTCGGATCTGGTCATCGGCGGAGGCTCCCGAAGATGAAGCCGCCGCCTCCAAGGTCCATCGAGAAGCCGAGGGCGTCGACCATGTCGTCGTGGCCCTTGGGGAAGCTCAGCAGCTCCCGCTCGAAGTCGGAGTCCTTGAGGGTTCGGCGGAGGAAGATCTTGTGGCCCTCGAACTTGGCGGCGACGGCCCGGGCCCGGGTCACCTTGTCGACGTCCGACTTCTTGCCCTCGATCGGGATCCGCGGGTAGTCCCGCATGACCTCCTGGATCAGGGTCGACTGGAACTGCTGGCTCTCGCAGATCACCAGGTTCATGTTCGGATAGGCCATGAAGCCGTCGTTCACGAACTCGGCGTGGTGCGTCTCGCGCTTGTCGCGCGCGACCGATAGGACGTAGAAGTTGCCCTCGTCGTCCTCAGCCGTCGTGACCCGCGCGGTGTAGTCCGCCCGCTCCTTCTCTGAGGAGGCGAGGTCGACGCCCATCCGGATCGTGTAGTTCTTGTCCGGATCGAGCATGTCGAAGTACTGGAAGTACTCCTTGCGGAAGACGTTCCCGGCCATCAGGCCCGAGATGTCGTTCTGGTAGGCGCACGAGAAGAGCGCCGTCCCGAGCTCGATCTTCTTCTGGAGCAGCGTCTCGACCGGCCAGTGCTCGGGCCAGTAGCTCTCGAGCTCGCCGTCGGGGTGCTCGATGAGCGCCTTGCGGGTCAGGAGCTGCCAGCCCTTGCCGCCGCGATCGACCGGGGTCGACAGGCGTTCGTACAGATCCTCTTCGGCCCAGCGGGTGCCGAGAACAATCACCACACCATCTGGGACGAGACACGGGATCAGCGTCTTGAAGAACCAGTTCTCGATCTTCTCGCGCTGCTCAATGTTGGCGCAGTTCTCCTCGTCGAGAATGTCGTCGCACAGGATCACGTCGAATCGCTTCGAGATGATCGCGCCGCCTGCGCCCGCCGCGTACAGCGTGACGTCCTTGGAGCCGTGCCAGCGGCTCTCAGCCCGGAGCCACTCGACGTCGGTCCACTTCGAGGTCGACACGAGGTTGCCGTAGACCTCGTGCATCTTCGGGTTCGACTCGAGCGTCCAGCGGATCGCCCGGCTGAAGTCGTTGGCCTGCTTGGCGGTGTTCGAGACCAGGCCGATCCGGATGTCGGGGTTGTCGGCGATCAGCTTGGTGAGGTTGATCGTGTTGCCCCAGGTCGTCTTCGCGCCACCGCGGGGCTCGAGGATGACCGTGTTGGTCCGCGTCGAGATGGCGGCGTTGATCGCGTCGACCATCTCGCGATGGTGGGCCGCGGCGTCGTAGCCGAAGACGTACTCGCCGAACGCGAAGACGTCAGTTCGGGCGAGGCTTCTCAGCGCCCAGCTGTGGAGGATCTCCCGATCCTGGTCCGACAGACTTGACGGGTCGAGTGCTTTCAGCCAGTCGTCGGAAGAAGTCGGGTCCCAGTCCCTCGAGGGTTCCGGTGAGTGCAAGATGGCGCTCCTCTGTCCGATCGCTCGGTTCACCGAGGAGGACCAGGCCCTTCTCGATCAGGCGGATGAGGTCGTCGACGCGGATCCGATAGGACGGGTCCTTCAGATCCTCGGCGAACTTGTAGGTCGCGGCCCGGATGACCGTGATCCACTCCGAGCGAACGGTCTCGATGAGCGAGGCTTCAGCCTCCGCGATCTGGTCCGAGACCCGTTCCGTCAGCTTGTCCTGGGCGCGGCCCTGGATCCGGGCTCGCTTCTCCTCCCAGCCGTTCTCCCGAGCGAACTGGGCGACCGAGCTGTAGCCCTTGATTCCATGCTTGCGGCAGAGGGCCCGGATGCTGATATCGGTCGTGATGTACTCGCGTTCCAGGTTGCGGTAGTCGTGCTTGCGGACGGTCACGGCAGGTACACACTCCTAGAGATCCGCCACGATGCTCGTGCCGGTCTTGATGTGGACCGTGCCGTCAGCGTCGACGGTGAAGACCTTGTTGTTGTCGTGATCCCGGACCTCCAGGATCGGGCGCTCGTGTTCGCCGGTCGGGCGGACGAAAAACTCCCCACCGGTACTGATCTCGGCGACCGTGTGGGGCGACCCGGTGTCGACGAAGCTGACGACCGAGAACGCACTCCCCTCATCGTCCCAGTCCTTCGTGTAGATCGACAACTGGGCCGCACCGCTCTGCCAGGCGAGGTAGTCGTCCGGCGTTCCTGGGGAGGTCACGGACACGCGGGTGATGCCGTCGTCGTCCACGACAACCGAGAGCGGACGGCCGTCATCACCGATCGAATCGTTGACTCCAAGCGTGTCGTGATAGTGATCCTGGGCAGGGCCCGGCTGGAACTCCGAACGGGTCAACGTCAGCCTCCGAGGAAGTCCGCCGCGATGAGCTCGAGCGCCTGCCAGTCCGACACGTCCTGGGGCTCCTCATCGCGGACCTTGGCGATTGCCTGATCAATCACGGCGGCCGACTCCTTTGGCATTCGGTAGGTCCGCTCGACCCACGCGGAGGGGCGCTCGGCCGGAAGAGTGGGTCGCTGGGGGCGGTCCAACCCCTCCCACGTCATGGACGGAAGACCCGTCAGCCGGTCGAGCGCCTCTCGCGTGTACGGCAGGGTCGAGAGCAAGGACTCCTTGGTCTCGACGGCCATCAGATCCCGGAGAAGGCGGCCCAGCTTCTCCGGATTGGCCTGCCCTCGAGTCTCGTTGAGGACGATGGTCAGCTGCTGTGCGATCGAGTCGGCGAGCGGCCCGAGGTTCATCACCGGGATGAGCTCGAGCCCCATCTCCTGGGCGATCCGCCAGCGGTGTTCGCCGTCGATGATCTGGTAGAGGTCCTCGCCCAGATGGCGGCAGGTGACCGGATCGACGAAGCCAAACTTCTGGATCGACGCTCGGGCGTACTCGAGCATGTCGGGATCCATGACGTTCGGGTTCCACGGGTTCGGACTGATGACCGCTGGCGACAGCCAGATCGGCTCAACGACTAGTGCGCTTGCCGTGGTCAAAGCTCGCTCCCTCGAAACCCGGCGAGTGCTTGAGCTGGGTGCCGTAGCGCTTCTGGTAGTAGCGCTCGCGGCTGTCGACAACCTCCGGGCGGATCTCGTCCGCACAGATCACGCACATCTTCACGTTCCTGATGATGTACGGCTCGGTGGTCCGCCGACCGCATTCACAGGTGAAGACGACGCTCATCTGGTCTCCATCGTGATCGTGACGTTGATGTTCGGCGTCATCGCGACGCGGATCGCGCTGATGAGCGGCCAGTCGAGGATTAGTCGTTCCTTGAAATAGAGTCCCACGCCTTCGGGCGTGGAGACGACTCCGGGGAGCATGTCGTTGAGGCTGTGGCCATCAAGTTCCTGACCGATTCGGCGGACCGCTTCGGCAAGCTCGCCGTGGTCCACCACCAAGACCTTCTTGGGATCCAAGCCCCCCGCAACGGTGACCTCGACTTCCCAGTGATGACCATGTCCCACCCACCCGCACATCGAATGTCCGTCCACCGAGTGTCCGGCCTCGAATGCCGTCCGGACTGTGGTGGCGTGTCGCACGATAGACCCTCCAGACACACCAAAAACGGACGAGACAGCCCCTCAGCTGTCCCGTCCGTTCGGGATTGCACAGGTCGGGCCTACGGGTGGAAACCGACTGTGCGGTGCGTATTCAGTTCCGGCCGAACGATAACACGCACACTGTGCGTTTCAAGAGGATTTCAGTCTGGAAGATCCTCGGCGCACCGCTTCAGGCGCTCAATTGATGCCACCGTGTGCTCGGCCTTGTACACGTACGCCGCGGCAATCAGGGCAGCGACCTTCTTCTGGTAGTTCGTTACCTCAACCTTCTTGTCGAGTGGCATGAGAACCCGTCGGCCCTCGAGCTGCTCGATCCGGCCGACGACGACCTTCCGATCGGTCACTTGTCGAGGCGCTCCGAGCTGACCGAGGCGCTGATCGTGTAGTCGCCCATCCCGCCCTCGAGACTCTCGTCCTCGACCGCCTGCTTGATCAGGTCCTCGAGGCGGGCGTTGGTCGGGATCTTGACCGACTTGCCGGGCTGGGCGCGGAGGTTGACTCGAACGAGGAAGGACGCGACGACTTCGCCATCTTCAGACATCAGCGGTCTTCTCCTGGGCCTTCTTCTCGGGTGTCCAGACCCCCAAGATCTCCTGGGGCTTCTCGCCCTTCCGGGTCGAACGGATCACTCGGACCGACTCGGTCAGATTGGGAAAGGAGTCCCGGAACACCCGGACTCCCATCAGTGGAAGGGTCTTGCGTGTCGCCATTCATGTCTCCGGTGTCGATCCAGCTGTGGGTCCTCCAGTCATAGCGCCAATCCAATTGGATCTGGGTCATCCGGACGAACTTGAGTCGCCCTTCGTCGTTCACGCAGAGCGCGTTCGAGAACCACGACGATGTGGTGCCGTTCTGATCGACCCCGCTCTCGATCCCGAGGATCAAGACCGGAAGATCGTCCGCTGTTCCCGAGACCGGGGCGGAGAACAGCGAAACGCCCATTACTTCTTCTCAGTGGGCTGAACCGTTCCCTTGATCCACTTGGCGGTCTTCTCGGCGTGCTCCCGAGTGAGCTGCTTGGCATCGGCCTGACGATCTGGGCCAACGTTGGTGATCGGCGGCTTCGCGGTCTTGTCCATCTCTCTCCTTGACAGACTGAAGGGTCCGGCCCCTGCCTGAACCGGACCCTCCAGACGAACTCCCCATGTCACACGCCCGGGGGGACGGCCACATGACGAACATCATGGTACCACTTGCAGTCAACCAGTGGAAGTGCTAGCGTGCGAAAACCCCCTGAAGCGGCCTCCCGGGTCCGCAACAGGGGGTTTTTCGGAAGATGTTGGTCGGGGAAGCCGGGTTCGAACCGGCGACCTTCTGCTCCCAAAGCAGACGCTCTTCCAGCTGAGCTACACCCCGAACGAGCCGAGACGGTGGCACATCCTCGCAAGAAGTACCACCGTCTCGTACCTCCGATCAGGCCCGATGCGGAGGGTATGTGGTGAGCCGGGAGGGGCTCGAACCCTCAACCTAGGGTTTAAGAGACCCTTGCTCTACCGTTGAGCTACCGGCCCTTGGCCCGCCCGACAGGACTCGAACCTGCGATCTTCGGGTCCGGAACCCGATGCTCTATCCACTGAGCCACGGGCGGGTTGGTTGCAGCGGCGGGATTCGAACCCGCGATCTTCGGGTTATGAGCCCGACGAGGACAACCAGACTCCTCTACGCTGCGATGATCCGGACCACTCGCTACCCACCAGGACTAGGCCCGAGCTGCCCGTGTTCATGGTCACGTCCCACTCGGTGATCACCTGCCAAAGCCTTGTCCGTCCGGTTCTAATGTGGCTGGGGAGGAAGGACTCGAACCTTCGATCCCACGTCCAAAGCGTGGCGCCGTACCTCTTGGCCACTCCCCACTTGGAGCCGAAGGTCGGACTCGAACCGACGACCGCCGCTTTACGAAAGCGATGCTCTACCAGCTGAGCTACTTCGGCAGATGGTGTCGGGACCAGGGATTGAACCTGGGACCTTCTGGATGTCGACCAGATGCTCTTCCGCTGAGCTACCCCGACTTCTTCGGCTTCGGCGGGCCCGGGCGATTGTGAATCCCCTGGTGACCGGCCTTGACCAGCCGATTGGTCATCTCGATGTGGTTTTCGATGCTGATGTTGTTCTTGTCCCGCAGCTCGTCAACGTACGGCGAGCGGGGCTTCTTCGCCAATCAGATGTCCCTTCGCGGGACGGCTCCGGGCCGTCATCTTCAGACGGCCTGTCGTGCGGGCCGTCCTATCGCTTGAACATCTGTTGCTCCTTCTTCATCGGAAGATCCTCTAGGAAGTGCGGCCGGGAGTCCAAGAGAGCGCGCGTGCCCCTCGCTGGGAGGCCCGGGGGGTGCTTCCCAACGCGACTACGACCGGCCGCGCTCCGATGGTACCAGGTGTGGAACACCTGTCAAGCTAGGTTTCTTCGTATCGGGCAGTGAACTCGATCTCGGTGGTGGTCGCGTTGGTCCGGACGGTCGGCGCTAGGTAGGGTCGGAGACCCGTCATCTGGGCGTTGGTGGCGAAGAGCGTGCCAGTCCCCGGGGTGGTGGTCGTGGTGGTGTTGATGGTGGTGTTGGTGGTGGCGGTGCCCACGCCATAGATCTGGCGCAGATCGTTGGCGTACTGGCGGTACATGTCCGGGGTGAAGTAGCCGTTGGGGTTGAACAGCAAGGTGGAATCGCGGAATTTGTACTCACGACGCACGAGCTCGCCGTCGACGGTCAATCGCTTGCTGTACGAGCTGTCGGGGTTGGCGTTCTCGAGGAACTCCTCTTCGTTGCCTTCGATCAGGAGCTTGGTGGCGAGGACTTGGTCGGCCGGAGGGATCGCGACCGTCGGGTAGGTGCAGAGGAACTTCCGATTGGCGAAGACCTGGCCGTTCTCCTTGATCGTGTAGAGCATGGTCTTGCCCTTCACGGCGATCCGCCGATTCCGGTTCCACTCCGCGACCTGACCCTCGGTCAGGTGATCACGGAGCAGCTTCTCGGCCCGAAGATTGGCAAGCTCGTTCTTCTTCGTCCGAGCGCGGAGCCGGGCCCGCTCCCAGCGATCGGCTCCGTAGAAGGAATCCTCGCGGTCGTCCGTGGTTTCTCCCAGGGCGCGGGCGAGGATCAGCTCGGCTTCTCGAAGCGCCGTTTCCAGCGCTTCGACCTGCCGCTGGGTCTCCTGGAGAGCTTCTTCGAACTTCTCCTCCACGGTCTTGAGCCCGAGTGCCTTCCGGAGGCGATCAGCCACCACGGAACTGCGGGACCGCGACGATCTCGAATGCCTTCGGATCGAACTTGCGGACCTGCTCGGGGGTCTTGCCCGGGGCTTCGACGGCGAACATCAGGTAGCCCTGCTTCGCCATCTCGTCGAACTTCTTTTCAGCCTCGTCCTCTTCGGTCTTGGTCCCGGGGGTCCAGGCGACAGCGGTGTCACCCGTTCGGTCCAGGATCCGGAGAACGTGCTTCTCGGTCACGGAGCCACTCCTCGTAACGAGCCCGGCGGTCCGGGCGGATGAACGTGGGGTCGATGGGGATCGTCGTATGGTCGTTCGGCCGATACAGGGCGATCTCGAGACCGGTACACCAACGGCGGTCGATCCAGCCACGCAACGGTGGTACCCATCGCATGACCGTGTGGAAGTAGGCTCTCGCGATTCGGTAGAGCCAGTATCGCCAGGGGATCCACTCTTCCCTGGTGATCGTGGGGGTGATGAGCGGCAGTTCACCGCTCTGGACCTTGGGGTTCCTCCTGGATCGGGCGATCACCCCCTCGGAGTAGACGTACTTCATGGCGAACGCCCCGGTGGGGCCAGCTGCGTCAGACTCGACGACCGTAACACGTCCTCACGTAGGGCACAAGTGGCCCACGAAGGTTAGTTCGCGCCGCGGAGGTTGTAGACGATGCAGGTGAAGCACAGATGCGGGACGCGCCGGGTGTCGCTCGGGCTGATCCGCATCGTGTACGGCGTGCCCAGGCGAACCTCGCGACACATCGCGCAGCGGTCAAGGCTGCCGATCTCGGTCTTGGTGTAGATGTAGATCAGCGTTGTCTTGCTGACTCGCTCGCAGAGCGGCTTCTCGTCGAGCGCCGCCTCGATCTGCTCGACCTCGCCATCGACGGCCTCGATGAACTCCTCATCGTTGAGGACCTCGGTGGCGAGCTCGGTCGCGAAGACCCCGTAGCCGTTGGGCCAGTCATCGCGGAAGGGTTCGTTGTGACGGGCGCAGGCCACGCGATCGTGGCTCAGTTCGATCTGGCTGGGGCCGTCGTCGGTGGGGCGACCCTTGCCGACGATCTCGGCGCCCCACTCGTACGGCTCCTCAGCCATCACTTGCTCTCCGGCTCGAGAGGCTCAGCCCAGACGACGACCTCGCTTTCCGAGATCCTGCCCGAACGGAGACGGAGCCCGTGGTTCCGGAGCGTCTTGGTGTTGCCGCCGATCTTCCGGCGGTCCTCCTTGGAGATGACGATGGTCTGCCCATCAATCAGGGCAGCGACCCACGGGGAACGGGTGCTGCGCGGGGGCGCGATGACCTCGTTCCGCATGTCGGCCGGAACAACTCGAAACTTCATGGAAGTCTTCCTCTTGCGTGTTTCCTTTACTGTACCCCAATCTTGCAAGTTAGTCAAGCCCTTCGGCCTCTTTGTATTTATCCCCGAACTGATCATACGCCGCTCGGAGGACGAAGATCAGGCCGTCGAGGATCTCGTCGCACTGCATCCACGTCTTGAACTCCTCTGGGCCCTCCGCGATGATCGCCGACCACATGTCGGTCGGGATCCCCTCGATCGAGACGCGGTAGTTCCAGTTCAGGTCGTGGATCAGGCGGGTCAGGAACAACGGGTCCGTCACCGGCACGCGTTCCCGCTCCTCGGCCCAAGCTCGGATCCGGGCGATCCGTTCCTTGCCCTTGTCGGAGCACCGACAGGCGAAGTCGTTCGGCGCGACAGCCAGCGGGTCACCGGCATGGACAGGATCGTCCTCGAGTAGCCCGCAGTGCTCCTGCTCGTGCTTATCGCCGGGACCCCACGACTCGCGAGTGACCCAGGCGCATGTGCCACCCGGATCACCGGCGAACTCGTGCGGCCGCTGGGAAAGTCGGGTTCTCACCGGAGCTTCTCCGGGATGTACGTGTGTTCGCCAACCAGACGGAGCGGGATGACAACCACACCACCAACACCATCCATCGTGGTCGATCGGGTGGTGTGCTCGATGCCGAGCTGCTTGAGACGCCGACGGAGCGCTCGGACGCGCCCGGCGTGGGTCATTCGCTTGTTCGCGGGGATGTCGGGTGTCTCGATGAACACGGCCCGGCCGTCCTGGAGCGCGACGATCTCATCGACGAACGTGTAGCGCTTGTAGATGGCGCCGTGGGGATGGGACTTGGTGGCGAGCCACTTCTCAGTGTCTTCGACGGACAGGATCTTCATGTGCGCTTCCTCCGCAGACCAGCGGCCTCGTCCACCAGACAGCTGATGTGGAGCCACTCGTTCTTGCGCTTCGTGTTGAGCTCCGACCGCTGCGCGAGCGGCCGATGGCAGATGGGACACTTCTTGGTCATCACTTCGCCTTCCCCTTCGGGACCGGAGTGAACGGCCTCGTATTGAATCGCTCCTGAGCACCTGGGTCAGGCTGGAACCGCGGCGTGGGGACGCCCATCCTGGGGTCCTTGTCACCGGGGAAGAAGAACCCGATCGTCTGGGTCCCCTTCAACACCTCGACCGGCTCGGTGAGCGTCGAGAAGCCTGCGCGGAACTCGCGCACGTTCATTCGCTCCATCGGTGGTCCTCCTTGATCTTCAGCACCAGCTGGACGATCTCGACCATCGCTCCCCGGTAGTCCCGGTGATAGGCGCTGGCCTCTGCGATCTGAAGCACCCGCTTGAGGACGTCTCGTTCGATCGCGAGCTGGGCCCCCAGGGGCAGTTCTGGCCGTGGTTCGAGCGTGAGCTGCTCACGTCGTTCGTGCATGGATCCCTCGTGGTACGTTTGTGCGTCTAGCGTGTACCGAGTGTAGCACGATGGTGACACGGTGTCAATTGTGCGCCGGGATTTTTGCTCCACCGCTCACCACACATCAGGCCACTTTGGGACCAAACGACCGGGGGGGGACCGATGCTGATCCCGGCCACCGCTATGCCCACGAGACACGCGGGCACGGGGCCACCCGCAGGAGGTCCACGATGGACGCTTCCGAGATCGCGCAGGTCGTCGCAGCCGTGCTCGCCGCACAGGCGCAGGCGCCCGCGTCAACGCCCGCGGCCGCGCCCGCGGTGTCCGCTCCGGCCGTCGCGGTCATCGCGTCGCCGTTCGCCGCCACGCGCGCGACTGCCGCGCGCCCGGCCACGATCGCGACCGAAGCGCAGCGGCTCTACCCGCAGGATCGCCACGCGCAGCGCGTGCACGTCGCGATCTCGCGCACGCCCGGCTTCACGTGCACGGTGGACACCACCGCGACGCTCGCGACCGGCGAGACGGTCGAGTCGGCGCTGCACGGGTTCACCACCGCGCGGGAGTCCGGCGTGCCGTGCCCCGGCGTCGCCGGGCTGCCCAAGGGCGAGTCCTGCCCCGGCAAGATCCGCTAGTCCACGGGCGCCTCGCGGCGCCCATTCGTTGCGGCGCACAACGCCCCGGCTGACTCGTCGTCGGTCGGGGCGTTTGTGCGTCCATGCGTCGGTGATCGGCGGTGTTTGGACTCGTCGTCCATGCCGCCCGGAAGGAGGACCGCTGTGTTTCGTCACCTCACCGTCTTCCGCAACCACGGTCGTCGGTTCGACTGGCTGCGGCAGGGCCGTTGGTGGGGATTGGCCCTCGGGCCCATCGTCATCATCCACACCCCGTGGACGGTGCGGTGATGCGGCCCGTCCTCGTCCATGGGGATGATGCTGCGAGCGGCGCGGACATGAACGGTGACTTGTGCATCGGTCGTCAGCGCCCCGGCACGATCGTCCACTGTGGGTCGATCTGGTGCTTTGAGAACGGGTGTCCACCCGCTCCACAGGGGATCGTCCGCTTCTCCATCACGGAGCTCGAGCGGATGCAGTGGGCCGTTCGTCATCTGACGTGGCGGCTCGATCAGTACTTCTACGACCGCACGGTCGATCGGTTCGACGACGTCGTCGAGTACATCTGAAGGAGGCCATCGTTATGGCTCGTCGCAAGAAGCGCCTGTCCCGTCTGATGAGGGACGTCATGGACAGTGACGCGGTCGAGAAGCTGATGAAGCGGCACCGTGGTGTCGACTTCATCCCCGTCGCTCCCGATACGCGGTTGAGCGCGCTCGCAGGTTCGGGCATCGGACATCTTCCGATCGCCTTCGTTCGGCCCGTCGTGGCCACCTCGTCCGATCACGTTCGGGTCGACAGCCCGAACCGTGAGGAGGCGGATGCCAAGATGCGCCACCACCGCATCAAGCGATGAAGCGCATCGTCGTCGAGGTCACCACCGACGACATCGCCGACGGTGTCCCGAGGGACTCGTTCCGCTGCCCCCTCGCGCGGGCCATCGTCCGGGTGATCGGTCCGGAGGTGTCGGTTGGCGTCACCACGATCACGCGCTACCTCGACGAGGACCCGTACGTCGTCATGGTCCCGATGACCAAGAGGGCGAGGGCGTTCCGCGAGCGGGTCGACAACGACAAGCCGGTCAAGCCCACCACGTTCACGTTCCTCGTCCCCGAGGCGATGCTCACATGAAGAAGCTCGTCATCGAGGTCACCGCGAACGACATCGCTCGTGGTGAGCCGCGCAAGTCCACCGCTTGCGCGATGGCTCTCGCGATGCAGCGCCGCCTGGGTGCCGACATCATCGTCACCGGGCTGCGCGTCTACCGCGAGCTCGTCTTCGACCACTCCGTCATCTTCCAGATGACGAAGAAGGCAGGCGACTTCGTCCGCAAGTTCGACAAGGGCGAGCCGGTCGAGCCCACCTCCTTCACGTTCCTCGTGCCCGAGAGCGTGATCACCTGATCTCTGAGATCCGTGCGCATTCGCACGTGATCTCTCCACCCATGTGAGAGGAGGTGGTGGTGGGTGGCCATGCCTCGAGGTCCGTAAGACCGGGCGCTGTGAGAGCCCGGCTGTGTCCATCCCGCACTCGTGGACGGTGCGCCATGAAGCTGTAAGCACAGCATCTTCCGATTACGAATAGGCGAGAGTCGCCGCTCTCGCCGACGGGGCTGACGTTTCCCTCCTCCGCGTCGGCCCCGTCGGTGAGTGCGGCACCAGTCGCACAAACACACAAGGAGGACGTCGTGTACGTCGTGGTCGAGCAGGTGTGTGAGTCCTGCGGAGCGGAGAACGAACACCTCACCGCACAGTGCCCGCAGGGTCGGCGCACGTGGGCAGGGTCGTTCGTGTCGTCCATCTTCGGGTGGATGGACACGCTGCTCTGGCTTGCGGGTCGACTCGCATAGCACCGGTGGCACGTTCGCGTGCCACTTGGCCGCGGCGCACGGCGCCTACGACGCACTCGTCGTCGCACAAGGAGGGCGACATATGAGCCACGATCAGGTCGAGGTCGCGATCCATGTGATCGCACGGGCCACCATCAACGTCAACTCCACGAATCCCGATGGAGTGCGTGACCCGATCGGGGTCGCGATCGACAACGCAACTCGTCAGATCACGCACCGCATGTTCGGCGAGGTCGGCTCCATCGGCACGTACCTCACCGATCCGACCGACAGTCGGATCACGCTGAACGGGGTCAACTTCATCCCCGAGATCACGAAGGTCTCAGCCCAGAAGCGAGATCCATCGTGACGCCGTTCTGCTGGTTCGGCCTCGGGATCATCGTGCTCGTGGCAATCATCGGCCTGAGCAACGGCTACCTCGTCTGGCGTCGGGAGCGTCGCCCATGAGGTGGTGTGAGATCTGCGGTGGGTTCCACCCATCGGATCCGTTCGAGTACCTCACGTGGATCCGCGAGAGGTACGGCGTGCTGTCTCCGCTTCAGACGGAAGAACCTGAGTCATCGCGCATTCGGGGATTGCGCGCGATGGCCAACCAGAACGAGTCCCCGAACGAGCGGGACATCGCCATCCAGAAGCTGAAGGAGATGGGGTTGCAGCCGTGATCGGGGTCACCGTCTACTGGGTCATCTTCAACTGGGGCGATGTCGAGTCTCAGTTGCACGGTCCATACATGAAGGAGGAGGAGCAACTCGAGAAAGCGGAAGCACTCGTGAGCGAGGGGCAGGAAGGCACGGTCATCCTGCTCGACATCGTGGGCGGACGTCCGAAGGTCGAGACGTTCGCGTCCATCTGAAAGGAGGGCCACAGTGGCCGAACAGGACATCGAACAGCGGTACGCCGCGCTCGTGGCCGCAGCCAAGGACATCGGCTGCGAGGTGAGCATCAGCCTCACGATCGGTGGGGTGAAGCAGGACGAGGTCTACCGGATCTTCCGAACGTCCGATCCGGACGCCAGCCTTGACGAACAGCTCGCGATCATCGAAGCAGCAGTCGCCGATCCGCTCCACCAAGCCGCGGCCGAGGCGACTCGCCGGATGGTCGAGGCTGAGAGCGTCGGCGCACTCGTGGCCGACATGGTCCAGGCTCGGCAGGCCGAGTACCGGGACGTCGCTCGCGCCCTGCGCACGCTCAACGAGAAGGGCGAGCGACCGCAGGACCACGACAACGTCCAGCGCGTCATCACCGACATCGCCACGTTCGAGCGTGGCCGCCCGATGAGCGAGGTCCTCGCCGACATCCTCCGCGGTGTCGGACGCGAGCCGACCGCTCCCGATCCGGTCGCGAACGAGGCGCAGCCCGAGCAGGAGCAGGGGGATCACGCATGAACGCCATGCAGGTCCTCGCCGCGATGATGGGCGCCCCGGCCCACATCGTCGCCGATCCCGATCTGCTCGCGAAGGTCAGCGATGAGCAGATGGACGCCTTCGTTGACGCGAAGGCGTCCGAGATCGAACTCGACCTCGGCTCGAACATGACCGACGCCGACTTCGACTACGACCAGCTGCCCGCCACGGTCGAGATCGCTGGCGTCGAGTACAACGTCGCGTCGGTTCGGTTCGATTCGAAGGGCCTGAAGATCGGGATCGATTCGCAGCCCCGAACATGAAGGTCCAGGCCCACAAGAACGGCAACGTCACGGTCCGCTTGGATCGTGACGATGCCGATCGGCTGGTCCGGACGCTGGGTGAGATCACTCGGCGTCCGGACATCCCGCTTCGGATCACGGACAACAGCTATCTCGCGAACGTCGCGATGAAGATCCGTCAGGAGCGGATGCTCAAGGAGGTTCACTCGTGAACGTCATCCAGAAGCTGCTCGGCCTGATCAAAGGCGAGCAGGACGCGCCGCTGCTCGAGGTCACCCAGCAGGATCTCGAGCAGGGCAAGAAGCTCCACGGTCGCGAGTGCCCGGTCGCCCTCGCGGCACGCCGACTGTTCGAGCGAGGCGATCGCGTCATCCTGGTGGGGGTCTCGATCATCACGGTCTACCAGCGACGCGCCGACGAGCTGCCCTACTACGGCACGCCGGTGGCGCAATGGACCGCTGACGGCCTCAGCGACTACATCGAGCGCATCGACACCGGACGGGAGGTGACACCCCGAGAGTTCCGCTTGCGACCAGCATGAAAGGAGGTCCTCTGATTGGACCAGCAACACACCCATCCGGAGGGGTTGCCCTTCGCTCCGGAAGGTCAGGGCTGGACGACGCCACCCGTTGACCCACCGTTCACCGACACGCGTGTACGGCTGCTGAGCCTGCCGAACATCATGGCCATGCGCAAACACAATGGCCCCGTCTGGGACTCGCTCGACTCCGATCTCACCGTGAAGATGAACGCGGTCCCCGTCAACGACAAGGGCAAGCGCCTGTTTCGGCGCGTGCCTCGGATCACCGATGACGAGCGGGACCGCCTGATCGCGCTCGCGTTGCTCGTCGACAAGGGCGTGGTTCGGGAGGTACCCATGACATGAAGCTCTTTGCTCCGATCGGATCACGACTGGCGATCGCCATCGACGTGGTCCTGTTCGTACTGAACGCGATGTTCGCGGCCCAGGACTGGGTCAAGGGCTCAGCGCTCTGGTTGTTCTGGTTCTTCTTCGTGTTGTTCTGGGGGTTCTGGGCGCTGATCGACATCGATCACTGGTTCGAGCACCGCCAGATCAAGACGGCCATCACCGCACGCCTGGAGGGCATCCATCGTGTCCGAACGCAAGAAGGCGAAGATCGTCCCCAAGACCCTGCGGATCCACATCACGGCGCGGGATCTTCGGGAGGGCACGCCGGGTAGCGCGTGTGACTGTCCCATCGCGCGAGCGACCGAGCGCGCCATCGAGCGGGTGATGGGGATCAAGCCCGCCGAGGTCACGGTCGCAGCGGGCATCGGCGCTCGCATCGAGGATGCCGATGGTCGCACCTATCTGTGGTGGCAGGACACACCCGGTGCCCGTCAGTTCATTCGGGACTTCGACGGGCGTGTGGATGAGCGCCTCCACCCCACCTCGTTCGTGCTCAAGCCGGGCGAGGATCCCACCTACGTCTACGGGTACGAGTGATGGACCCGCTCGGCCTGATCCTCGTGGTGTTGTTCATCGGAGGAGCGTTGTCGGTCCCAACCATCAATCACAAGCTGGACAAGCGCCGCGCTCAACAGCGGCGGATGCAGGCGCACCTGCGCCGGAAAGGACGGTGGATCTAGATGGCCATGCGACGGTTTGTTGTGCAGTTCTCGAAGATCGGGAACGCGGTCGGGGAGTACAGCCGGTTCTTCGAGGCGCCGAACGTGCGCGCCCTCGAGCCCGAGATCCAGGCGTTCGTGGACAGCGTGCTGGGCGAGGACGCCCACGCCGAGGTCACGCTCGAGCCGCTCTCGATGAAGGGCCAGATCAACTACGGCCTGCTCGGCAACTTCGACATCACCGATCCTGCGGACGGCTGATGGCACGGTTCGAGCCGCGGGTGGTTCGGCGCACGGCCAATCGGCCTGCGCCGATTGCCACTCCGCCGCGGCGCACAACGCCCACAGAGCGATCGTCGTTAATCATCGACCGTGGGTGGTTCCGACTCTGGGCATCAACCTATTGGGCGACGTTCGTTCTGCGTATCTGGAACTTCCGGCTGCAGTGGATGATCTCGAACAAGAAGGTCGATGTCAGCGCGTACATGAAACACGAACACTGATCCTCACGAGTGCGCCAAACGGCGCACCGGTGAGTGTCAAGTCGACACTCGGAAGCAAGGAGGTGCCCACATGGGTCATCGCAGCACTCGGATCGGCCTGATCTTCGCCCTGTTGGCGTTGATCGCGATCGCCTTCGCCCCACCGGTCTCGGCCACGAAGCCGAACCCGGACCACAAGGTGACGATCTGCCACCGGACGAACTCGGACACGAATCCGTACGTCCAGATCACCGTGGACATCGCGTCCTCGGGGTTCCTGAAGGCGGGTCACAACAATCACACGGGTCCGCTCTGGGATCCGACGCTGAAGGACCAGCACGTCAAGTGGGGCGACATCATCCCGCCCTACACGTACGGCGACTTCACGTTCGATGGACTGAACTGGACCGATGCGGGCAGGGAGGTCTACGACAACGGATGCACGTTCACACCCACTCCCACTCCCACCGTCTCGCCGTCGGGCTCCGTGGAACCCACACCCACGCCCACAGCCACCGCCACGCCAAGCGGCGAGCCGAGCAACACCCCCACGAACACGCCCACCGTGCCGGGACGCGGGTCATCCACGCCGCCCCCGACCGACACCGCCGGGCAGACCGTCAGCGCAACGCAGCCACCCGCAGCGCTGGTCCTGATCTTCGCGCTGATCGCCATCGCCAGCGGCGTGCTGATCGGGTCAGCGCTGACCGCACGAGCGGAGCGCTTGTCGTCCCAGCCCAGAAACCCAGTCGGGTTCCGGCCGGACCGCGACTAGTCGGACATGAACCGGTCCGTCTGGACCTGTTCGAGTACGACGGCATCACGCCGACGACCGTAGTCGTCGGCTCCGACGTTCGTCACCGTTATGAGCCGGGATGGTTCAGAGATCGCGACCATCCCGGCTATCACCGGTGGGGTCTCAGGTGTTCCTGTGGCCAGCCCAAACAGCGATCGCTCCGTCAACTCTCCACCACCACACAGGAGGTCCTCTGAATGGGACAGACGCTCGACCAGATGGGTCAGGCCAAGAAGGCCATTCGTGACGTCGTCGAGGTTCGCAAGCACGGGGAAGCGATCATCATCCCCGAGACCATGAACCTCGAGCAGGTCGACAAGGTCATCCACGCGCGACTCGAGTACGAGAACCAGGAGTTCGTGCCGGTCGCTGAGATCGAGGCGCCGTTCGTGTTCGAGGCGGCCTACGCCCTGAACCAGGTGCTGACCGAGAAGTACGGCTGGGCGAACAGCGTCCCGACGCCGGGCTTCTTCGGCCCGAAGCCGCCCGCGATGCTGTCGGTGCCGATCGCCCTCGGCAAGACCGTGCAGGTCCCGTGGGGCCGGTTCGCCCTGCCCAACATCGGCGACGGCTACCTCCAGTCCGGCGTGACCGAGAAGGACGACGGACGGATCGTGTTCCAGCTCACCGGCAAGGTGAAGCGGCTCTACGAGCCCGTCGTCAACGAGATCGTCGAGCTGGTCAAGAAGCACGTCCGGGAGCGCTCGATCTACCGGAACACCGCGTTCCGGGTCAAGCTCTTCGACAACCACGGCAACCGGCTGCCGATGCCCGAGCCCGAGTTCCTCGATCTCGATCCGTCGGTGGTCAACGAGCTGGTGTTGCCCGAGCGCACCGCCGTCTCGGTCCAGACCAACATCTTCACCCCGATCGAGCAGACCGATCGGGTCGTCGCCCACGGCATCCCGCTCAAGCGCGGCGTCCTCCTCGCCGGTCCGTTCGGCACCGGCAAGACGATGATCGCCACCAAGACGGCGAACCTCGCCGTCCGCCACGGCTGGACGTACGTCGAGGCGAAGGACATCACCGAGCTCGCCGAGGTCGTCCGGCTGGCTCGCCAGTACGGCGACCGCAACCACGGCGTCGTCCTCTTCTGCGAGGACATCGACCGGATCATGCGGGGTGACAACCGGACGACCGAGATCGACGACGTCCTGAACGTCATCGACGGCGTGGAGTCGAAGGGCACGGCGCTGATGATCGTGCTCACGACGAACGAGCTCGAGAAGATCACGACCGCCCTGCTGCGGCCCGGTCGTCTCGACGCGATCATCCACATCCCGCCGCCCGATGCCGAGGCGGCCGCGATCCTCGCCCGCCAGTACGGTCGGGGCCTGATCGCTGCCGACAACCCGCTCACGAAGTCGAAGGAGCACCTCGCCGGGAAGATCCCGGCCGTGATCCGGGAGATCGTCGAGCGGTCCAAGCTGTACGCCATCAGCATGACCCCGCCCGAGGGGCAGCTGGAGGTGACCGACGACGCCCTGCTGGCCACGGTCCAGGAGATGGAGGACCACGTTGCCCTTCTGACCCCGAAGCCCGAGGATCGGCGGTCCGAGACGGTCAAGGCGGCCGACACGATCAGCACCGCGATCGTCAAGGCGGCCGAGCTGGGCGCGGTCCCGACCGTGGCTGCGTTCCCGATCCAGCCCGCGGCCTACCAGCCCAGCCCGCACAATCCGGACAGCGTCGCGTGGAACAGCCAGGCACTGGCCGAGACCGGTGCCGCCGATCTCCCGTCGACCAGCGGCAACGAGAAGTCCCGGCGTGGCCGGGAGGACAGTCAGTCGCAGGCCAAGCTCGACTGACCCATGCGCAGGCTGCGCCGGATCCGGCGTGACCTGCGCTTCTGGTGGTGGAAGCACGCCCGTGGGGCACGCGAATGCGTGCCCTGCGGGTTCGTGCATCCGTACCCAGAACGCTGGCACACCTTCCCTTACTGGAGGAACAAGTTCTGATGGCACAGCGTGTGCGCTACGACAAGGACCTCGCGTCTCGGGCGGGCTTCGAGGACCACGACCTCGATCTCCTCCCGCTCTGGGACGAGAACGACAGCGACGCGGCGTCACGTCGCAGCGTCAACGAGGAGTTCGAGATCGAGAACGGCTGCCAGATCCACCGTGAGGACCTCCTGCCCGCAGCTCGTGGCTTCCGGCTGACGATGCTGCCCGGCAAGCCGTGGGTCTGCGTCAACTGCCTCGCGGATCTGATCCGCGATGGTCGGATCGTCCCGATCCCGACCCAGGTCTACATCGACAACGTCCTCGGCAACATCGAGGACACGAACACCGAGCTGCTCGGAGATGGCAGCGTCCGGGCGGGCGGCATCTCGTTCGCCTGGGCTGGCTGATCACGAAAGGAGGGCCTCCCTTGGTCCACACCGCAGGAACGCTCAGCGTCGAGGGCTTGTTCGGCTACGCCGACGTCGACGACATCACCGAGGAGGATGAGTTCACTGAACTCGTCTTCACCCTTCGTGCCACCGGCACGGCCCACGCCGTCAAGGGCGAGGATCTGGACGACTGCCTCGAGCAGGCTCGCTTGATCGTGAAGCGTGAGCTCACGCTCGACGACCTGCGCAAGCAGGGCCTGACCGACGCCGACATCGACCGGCTCGCCGACACCCGCCACCAGGCGGAGATCGACGCCGAGCAGATCGACCTGCTCCAGCGGACGGTCGAGTCGTTGGCCGACGAGGCCGACGAGGCGTGGTTCCGAGGCTTCATCGCCGGTGCCCGGGACATCGCCGATGCGCTGGTCGGCGAGGGCCTCGTCAACCTGATGACCCCGGCCGAGTCGGCGCCTGCGATGGCGGCGGCTGGTGAGCCGGTGGTCGTGAGCGGTCAGCAGACCGTCGACGACCTGCCCGAAGACGTGCGCGTGGCGCTGTCCGGCAAGGAAGTCGCGATCACGCTGGCGCTGGTCATGCCCGCAAGGATCGTTATCGACTGAGGGCTGCGCGTGCGCGCGGAGCGGCACCACGTTTGCCGCTCCGACGCGACGCAGCCAACAAGGAGGGCCATCGTTGGCCAATCAGAAGATCTACATGGTCAAGGTGCTGGTGAGTGACGGGAAGCCGGGATTGATCCCGTTCGTCTATCACCTGCCAGCCGAAACCCGGGACGCCGCGATCAGCGCCGTCCGCAAGAACATCCGGGCCCGCAGCCACAACAAGCACGTCGTCAAGCACGTCGAGTCGGCCCGGATCTCCCCGACGCCCAAGGGGATCATCCATTGAGCTGCGTTCGGTGCGGGGACAGGAGCACGGTCTACACGCCGGAGGGCTACCTCTGTGCATCGTGCCTGTTCGCTCGCGTCAGCGACGGCTATCTGAGCTTCGGTGGTGAGTGCGACTCATGTGGTGAGCAGGCACAGGTCTGCTACGACCACCAGTACTCGTCGTGCCAGTACTGCGACTGCACGGCGGAGATCTGCGAGCACTGCGCCGAGGAGCAGGCGGGTGAGCAGCCGAACGCGTGCGACGAGTGCGGCACGGACGAGGAACCCGTGTACTGCCGGGAGTGCGCGAACGAACTCTGGTACGAGACGCCCGGTCTCGCCGCCGTCGAGGTTGACGACGACGGATCGATGACGATGGGAGACATGGAGATTGTCTGGCACTGAGCGTGTCAACGAACTCGACAAGTACGCCAAGCGCCCGACGCCGGAGAACGACCCGGGGTGGCGCTGTTACCACTGCCGGGGCGGGAACCGATTGTTCGAATCGCCCCCTCCGGTTCTCCAGTTCTACGCAGGCGAGCACCCCGATCTCGTGTTCCTGAACAACGAGTACCCGGAGGAAGATGTCTACATCTGCGCGACTTGCATCGCCGACCTGATCGTCGACGGCACGCTGGTGCTCGTGCCGCGAGCCACGATGGAGGAGTTCGCGGCCACGCTGCCCTCTGGCCTCCTCGGCGATGTCGTCGAGGTTGACGACGACGGATCAATGACGATCGGCGAGACGCAGGTCGTCTGGCACTAAGGAGAACACAGTGAAGAAACCGGACCGTCGGTACCGGAGAGGCGAGGCGACTTGCTATCGCTGCAAGACGGCTCCAGCCAGCGTCCTCCGCTGGCTTGGCGACGACTCCACGAACGGAGTTGGCCTCAACCACCCCGACTACAAAGGCAGCGAGTCATGGATCTGTGGTGACTGCCTCACCACGCTGATCGCAAACGGGCAGCTCGTGCTGATGAGGCCCGCCGAGCTCGAAGAACTTCAGGGCGCCGCGGGCGACGTCTACAGCGTCCCGGTCACGACCGAAGACGACGGATCGATCACGATCGGAGACTTGCAGGTCCGCTGGTAGCGGACAGAAAGGAGGCCCACACATGGGCAGCTTGATCGGGATGGAGGTCGACATGAGGACCAACCATCCCAAGGAGTTGATCGACGCCCTCTACGAGGAGGTGTTCGACGAGTTCCCCGAGGACGAGGAGGTCGACGTCGTCATCTGGGTCAAAGACGTCGCACACGACGAGGATGGCGGCTGGACGCTGCGAGTCGTCGACTATGCCGTCGCCCGGGTCGGCCAGGAGATCTTCCTCGACGGCGTCTCCGAGATCGGCACCGAGTACATCTACCAGCTCGCGATGCTCGGCCTGCGACTCGATGAGCACGGCGCCGACGCCTATCTCGTGATGCACAAGCATCCCGAGGGCTTCTGGCAGGCCAGCGAGAAGGACCACATGGTCGCCCGGATGCTCGCCGAGATCGACTTCGCGACGTGGGAAGGCGACCCGCTCGACGACAACCGCCGGTTCGGCGGATTCGCCGCGGTCAACCGCCACGCCAGTCAGCCGGTCGACGACGACGATCGGATGGCCGTTCCGATCCACGGTCACCCGGAGATCCTGGAGGCCGCGGAGGAGCGGGCGTGGATCCGACTGCGCGTCCCGACGGACACCGAGGATGGCGCCCGAGCCCACGAGCTGCGGGCGGAGTACATCGAGCTGATCCGTCAGCGCAACGAGTTCGATCCGACGAATCCCGACGAGCTCGGGGCGGGCCTCGAACTCACCCGACGAGCGATTGCCGTCAAGCGTGAGCTCGACACGATCCTCGATCGGATGGACGCCGAGCGCAGGAAGCAGGATCTCGAGGAGATGCTGGACTCAGTCCCGCCCGAGATCCAGGAGCTGATGCGGTCGATCCGCAGCCTGGTCGACGACGTCGAGATCGAGGCGATGCCCGGCACCGACGAGCGAGCGGGCGGCTTCATCGTGTCCGGCTCCGGTGACGGCAGCCTCGACGCAGCGATGGAGGCGCTCAGCAAGGCGTTCGCCGCCCAGCACGGCGGGGTCGTCGATGCCGACGCCGAGGACACGCCGGTCGACATCGGCTCGCTGTTCGTCGGTGACGAGGCGATCGCCGAACTCGAGAACATGCCCGCCGACGACGAGCTGCCCGAGGCGCGTCCGGTCGTGCCCGACGCGTTCGACGTCCCTGACATCAAGTGGCTCGACTGAGCCTCTAGGAGGACCACATGGTCGCTGTTGATACGGCGGCGGTCGCTGAGACGACCGCCGCCCCGGTTGCGCCCCGGTTCGTGCGCGTGAGTGGAGGCTGGTTCGGGGACCTGCATCTCGCGGTCGGTCAGCCGATCGAGGAGATCGAGGTCCCGGACTACGTCGACACGGACAACTACGAACTCGCCCAGAAGATCCTCGTCGATCTCAACGCGATCAACGCCCAGCTGCCGCCGGGTGATGACAAGCAGGAGCTGGAGATCTTCATCGACGATCTCCAGGACGAGATCTGGGCCTACGAGTTCGAGGTCGAGGAGGCCGCTCGTGGGTGACGATCAGTACACCAACACGATCACCAGCGCGGACATCAACGCGCTGTTCGCCCAAAGCACACCCAGCACGGCGACAGCCGGTGAGTCGATGCTCGTGAGCGCAGCACCACCGCTGCCGGACACCTTCGTCCTGATCGACGCTGACGGCGAGCACGTCGGAAAGGTCGGCGAGATCGTCGAGTTCCGACTCGACAACAAGGAGGACGTCGAGGCACTGGGCCTCCGACTGACGTCGGCCCAGTCGCAGGACCGCTACTTCTACTCGCCGTTCACCGGGGTGGAAGATCTCGACGACCTCCTCGGCGACTACGCCGACTCTGAGGAGGAGGAGGTCCGCGAAGCGTTCGACGTCGTCGAGCACAACCTCAAGCGGTTGATCCAGATCACCCGCGCGGCCAACTGGTCGAGGGACGAAGACAGCTACGGCTGGGTGTTCGACCCCGACAGGATGGAGCAGGAGTTGCGGGATCTTCCGTCGACTCGGGACAACGCACTCGTCGAGACGCGGGAGCGCCTCGCCCGCCAGGCCGAGGAGGAGCGCGAGGAGGCCGAGCGCAACAAGTGCTCGGGCACCGAGCAGTTCGGCGGGGTCTTCCACGCCGCTGGGTCGTACTGCCCGAGACACGGGCACTTCTGATCCGTCGGGCCTGTGCCCCTGAGAAACTCGTCAGCCTCTTCGGAGGTCGGAAGCAGGTCCTGTGGAACGCATAAAGGGGCAGGAGAAGGTTCCACACCCTTCCCTCATCTGGTACCATCGCAACACTGGAGGAACACCGATGTTCATCACCGTATCGGTCCACGTCTGGGACGACACTCGGATCGAGGTGCTCCCGCGTGGTCGAGGCGTTCGCCTCACCGAGAACGCGGCCCACTCGGTCGAGCTCTTTCTGGGCACGACCCCCGAGGAGGTCGCCGAGAACGGCGATCACCTGATCCAGCGCATCCAGCAAGCCAAGGACTACGCCCGTCTCGCTCCATCCGAGGAGGTGACCAGTGGCTGACGAACCCGTAGACCTGCGGAGTGAACCGCTGACGGCGGAGGACCATCTGCGGCGCATCCGAGAATGGGTCGGCACGCCGCTCCGTGAGTACATCGACAACGCCCTCGCCTCGCTCGCCCGCTCCGCCACTCCTTCCTCCAAGGAAGCCGAACCGCTGTACCTCGCCTGTGGGTGCCTCGACGGAGCGCACGAGAACTCGATGGCCGGGATCAAGGCGGCGCACCCGGACATCATCGTGCCGACCGGTTTCACCGGCCCGTTCTACGGCGTCGCCACCCCTGACAACGCGGGCAGGAGCTCGATCGACGATCAGGTGATCTACGACGCTTGGATCGAGGCCGGGAAGGTCGAGGCGAACACATCGTGGGAGACAGCAGTCGCGAGGGGTCGCCGCTTCCTCGCCCGTCTCTCCGAGTCCACTGGCTCCGAGGGACCACGATGAACGAGCCGCTGCACTGTCCCGCGTGCGACATGCACGGCCCGTGTCCGGGGATCGAAGCCACCCGGACCGCTGATCGTCCATCACTGCGGCCCGTTGGGAACGGGTACGAAGTGCTGACGTGGGTCGGCCACCAGCCGTCGGAGGTAGTGGTCCTGCCGGGACACCCTCAACTCGGTGGTCGGTACTGCATGACCGACGGCGGTGATTGGCCCTGCGCCGCTGTCCGTCAAGCCCTAGAGGAAGCGGGTGGCTGAACGGTTCGCGCCGAGGATCTTCCGAATCACGTACCGCTCGGCGATCAACAACAAGCTCGTCAGAGTGTTCGCGAAGGCCCCTTACTCGGGCTCGTTCGCGCTCTCGGAGACGATGACTCGGGCGCTCAACACCGGCCAGATCCTGTGGTTCCGGCTCGAAGCTGCCCCGGCCAAGGACATCACCCCGAACGTCCGGGCCAACCTCGAGCGTTGGCCCGAGGCACTTCGCACATCATCCCAGAAGACGGAGGTCGACTGGACTCAATGAAAGGAGGGCATCGCAATGCCTGTCAGCCGCCCCACGTACCCACCGAAGCGGGGCCTGAGCAAGCCGCACCTGATCGACTCGATCAAGTTCAGTGAGAATCGAGTCGTCTGCATCTGTGCCTGGGCCGGGACGATCCCGGAGTGGGACCAGCACCGCAAGCTGAACGGATCACGCCGATGAACCCGTTCGAGATCATCGACGCTCACATCCCATCGCTGACCGACGAGGACGCCGCCTACATGGCTGACGACGTGCTCAGTCGTGAGTATCCGCCGGGCTGGGGGTATGAAGACCTGGCTGTCCGCACCTGTGCGTGCGGCGTGAAGATCGACGGCTTCTACGAGTACGTCGATCACCTGAAGGCGGAGTTCCGCAAGGCCGAGATCGACGAGTGCTCGTTATGCCACGAGTACCAAGGTCAGATGGCGCCACCTCACTTCGCGTCCGACCGGTGCGAGTCAGGGAAGCACCCGCACTGTTCGTGCGATGTGTGCTTCTGATGGCGCGCAAGGCGGGCGCTCCGATCACGATCGAGAAGCTGGATCGTCTCCCTCCGAGCGATCGGATCGCCAAGCCCGGCGAGTGTCCCTTCTGCTTCGGAACCATGATCGACATCGGCGGCGTCCTGTTCTGCCCGGCCGAAGACCCCCATCCCGGCGGCGTTCTCCAGCACAGCGATGGACGCCTCGTCCGGCTTGACCGACACCTGTGATCCACAGGTGTTGACCACGTGTTGACAACCCGTGTATACTAGTGGCTCCTCACCCATATCAGGAGCCTGCGTCCTGTGAACCTTGTGATCGCGACGGGCAACCTCACCCGAGATCCCGAGATGCGGTACACGAACTCCGGGAAGGCCGTGACTCAGTTCTCCATCGCCATCAACGAGGGGAGCGGGGAGCGGCGCACGACCGAGTACCTGGACTGCGTCGCATGGGAGAAGCTCGCCGAGCTGGTCGCTGAGTACACCCGTAAGGGCCGCAAGGTCCTCGTGACGGGATCGCTCGCCACCGAGAAGTGGGACGACAAGAAGACCGGCGCCAAGCGTTCCAAGACGATCGTTAAGTGTCGATCGGTCGAGTTCCTCGATCGTCGACCGGAAGATCTAGTGACCCAACCCGAGGCTCCGGCGGACGTAACGGATCTCGCCGACCTCTCATTCTGAGATCGCTGAGGACCCACGGGTGACGACCGTGGGTGAGGCGACACGTACCAAATGGAGATTGCGATGAACGTCGATCGCTTTGCCAGCGTGCAATTGCGCATCGAGAAGGAGATGCCCACTGCTGCGGATCTTGACTGTCTCTTCCGAGAGTGGGGCCTGACCGACTCCAACCAGGAACGGCTGTGGGCCGTTGCCTATGACGGGATCGAGCAAATCCGAACGGTGACCGAGGTCGCCGTCGGTGGCTACCACGAGGTAGCGGTTCCGATCCCTGCGCTGTTGACTGCGGTCCTGTTGTCAGGAGCTGATCGTTTCCAGATCGCCCACAACCACCCGTCGGGTGATGCCCAGCCAACGATGTACGACGTGGACATGGTCCACAAGGTCATGGACGCGGCGAACGCCGCCGGACTGTTCTTCGAGGACAGCCTGATCGTGGCCGAGGGGGCTACTACCTATTCGTTCCTACAGAACGGGCTGATTGTCCCGTCCAAGGAACTGACTGAGATGGCGACGAGTGTCGGACATGCTCCGTTCACCCGGACTCCGTCTCGTTGATCACCGTCAGGACTGGCTGACACAGATCCGTCAGTACTGGCTCATCCATGGAGGCTACGTGCGGTCCTACGCCGACGTTGCCGCCGCCATTGGGGCCCGGTTCTGCCCGGGCCCCGAGGAGGGTTGCGGCTACGGGATTGAGGAGCACGAGAAGGGAGTCGTCGCTCGGGGCACCGTCCACTGGACACCCCGGCGCGTGACTCGTCACGGACTCCGGAACTTCCTGCGACTCGTCGCTCGAGACCGGATCCTCCATTTCGACTCACTGAGTCGAGCCATGCAGATCTACGCCGAGAACAGCTGGGCTTCGCGGACGGCCCTAGAGATCTTTCACGTCCGGTTTACCCGAAAGATGACGCTGGAGTCCAGACTCGTTGCGCGCTGGCTGATTTCACATGGGGATGAGGTCACACCACCCGCGAGGCGCTGGGCAAGCAGGAGCTGAAACTATATGGCAGTCACCCAAGATAACTTCAACAAGAACAAGGAGCACGCGACCAAGGCGCTAGCGTTTCTGTACTCCGAGCACCAGGTCGGAGAGGAGTTCTCGTTCAATGCAGAGACGCTGCCGGTCCCGAACTCCACCTCAACTCGACTCGCCCGACTGTGGGAGTCCATCGGTGTCCTGAGCCGCACCATCGTCCTGTTCGACCCAAATGGGAGGTTCGGACGACGGAGTCTCTGGACGCTGCTGGTCCCGCACGACGAGGCGCTACGGCGGACCCTGGACTACCTGACGACCCGCGCCCTCCCACAGTACGAGCCGAAGACCAAGCGTGTCGTCGATGGGACGCCAGAGATCGAGCGAGCACGCAAGCTCGTCGCTGAGGCACGAGCGCTCGGTCCCGACCGGGCGGCGATGGGCGAGCGGCTCGAGAAGCTGCGCGAGATCGCCGATGGTCTCGGCATCAAGTTCGATCCGCACAAGGCGCTCGACGCGTTCGAGTCCGAGATCGACATTCCGGCCGATCGGCCGGATCTGGTCGGCGTTGTCGCCGTCCTTCCACTCATCGACTTCCTCGAGTACCGAGCGAAGTCAGCCCCGCACGGAGAGTCACTATGACCGCTACTGCCACCAAGCCCAACACGACGAGCGCCGAGACCGAGGCGTGGCTGTCCAGCCACGGCGCCGAGTTCGAGCTCCAGACGATCGACCTCGCTGACATCAACGAGGCTCGCTCGCTCCGCAATCAGGCCCGCTTCCAGGCGCTCGACGAGCATCTCGTCGGCACCTACGCCGAGGCCATGCAGGGCGGGGCGAAGTTCCCGCCGATCGTCGTCGCCAAGGGCCCCGGTGGGTTCCTCATCCTCGATGGAAACCACCGTTACGCTGCCTCCCGGGTCGCCGGGAAGGAAACGATCTCGGCATACGTCGTCAAGGGCGCGTCGGACCGTCAGCTGAGCATCCTCACGTTCGACGCGAACACCCGCCACGGGATGCCGACCACGCCCGAAGAGCGCAAGGCGCACGCCGTCTATCTCGTTGACACCGCCGGTGTCAGCCAGAACGACGCGGCCCGGATGCTCAACGTGCCCCGGCAGGAGCTCCGCTACGAGCTCTCGATCGCCCGAACCGATCGACGCCTCGCCCTCCTCGAGGTCGAGCGCCGAACGGAGCTCAACCGGACGAACCGGTCGCGCCTCGACAACGTCCGCAGCGACGTCGTGTTCAAGGCGCTCGCTGAGCTGACGATCCTGGCGAAGATCTCGCAGGGTGACCTGTCGGATCTGATCACCAAGATCAACGACGCGCCGAGCGAGTCGGCCCAGATGGCCCTCGTCGACGAGGCCCGGGAGCGCTACGCTGCCCGGATCAAGCTGACGGTCGGGGGTCGATCGGTGCCTCGTTCGATGCTCCGACTGAACCGAGCGATCGCCTACGCCGAGTCACTCGATCCGGCCGACGTCGACCGCACGCTGTTCGGTGACGACGAGCGCACGGCGCTGCTCGATCGGCTCCGGGCTGCCAAGTCTCGGCTGGAGGCGATGGAGGCGGCGCTGGCATGACCACGACGACCGAGAGGGTCGATCGCCGAGGCCGACGGATCCCTGATGGATTCGCCCCACGCTCGAGGCATCTCCCGACGCTTGTCGAGATCCTGCACGGTCGCTCGTCCATCTCGTATCTGGAGCTGAAGACGGAGCTCGGACGGCGGGTCCCACCGGGAGCCGCCATCCGACGAACGGAGCGGCGCCGGGAAAGCCAGCGAGCGCTGTACAGGGAGAACAACCCGGTTGCCTTGCGGCCGCGGGGGTACAAGAGGTCGAACGCCTACGATCCGATCGACGCCGGTCGTCTCCAGATCGGCCGAGAGCGGATCCAGACGTTCCTCTCAGCGGAGTACCTCACCAAGGACGAGGACAACGTCCTCCACACCACCGACAAGTACGACACGGTCACCCGAGAACTGGGGCTCAGGTGATCCTCAGCGTGGTACCATCACCCATGTGACCCGTGCCCGACTTGACGCGCACAGCCAGCGGGAGCTTGTCCTCTTGGTCAGGCTCCTGCTGGACGGTCCGTACGTCAGTCGGCGCTTGGTCGAGCGTCTCGCGGCCGACAATCCGCGGTCGCTCTGGTCCACCAAGGTCGTCCACAACATTGGACGACGACGGCTTGCGCAACTTCTTGCGCTCGTCGAACCTGCGGACCCTACCGTGCGTGCAGCGATGCGCGCGCGCGTAGGGTCCATTTCCAATTCGCCGCGAGGAACTCGTCGCTCGTCGCGGCATCCGGGCCTTCGTCACGACCTGGAGGGCTAGATGGAACGGCGCGGGAACCGCACGCTCGAGCAGCAGCTCGGCTACCACACGAACCGCAACGACGCCCCCGAGTTCGATGTCGGCCAGCCCGGCCGGGTCGATCTGGCCCGGATGTTCATCGAGAAGATCCTGATCAAGGACCTCCACGCCAAGAACGTCAGGATCGTCGAGCTCGGCTGTGGCGCCGGTGACGTCAGCGGCCCGTACAGCGACGGCGAGACGTACGTCACACCCCGCGGTCTGATCAACACCAGCCGGATCGAAGTGATCGGGGTCGATGTCGTTCCGATCGCGGCTGAGAAGATCGCCAAGCGCTACCCAAACATGAAGACGATCATCAGCCCGGTGGAAGAGCTCGAGCCGATCGACTGCGACCTGCTCGTGATGACTGAGTTCTTGGAGCACGTCCACGACCCGATCACGCTCACGAGGCGCTGGATGCCCCATGCCGACTGGGCCCTGATCGGCCACCCCCTGAACGAACCCGATCCCCCGTACGAGCCGGGCCACGTCTGGAGCTACACGAAGACCGACTGGGCCAACTGGTTCCACGACAACAACTTCCAGATCTGGGAGCGGGTGATCTTCCCGATGGGCTACTGGGACGAGATGGTGATGGGCCATGGCAGCCGACGAGGCTGAGCTCCTCCAGCCGTTCAGCGCGTCGTCGATCGCGACGTTCATGCGCTGCGCCAAGCAGTGGGAGTACGCCTACGTCTACGAGTTCAAGCGGCCGCCCTCGCTCCGGATGGTTCTCGGGAACTCGGCCCACGCTGCCGAGGAGGTCAACTACAAGCAGAAGATCGAGACCCACGAGGATCTTCCGACCGACGATGTTCTCGACATCTTCAGCACCGCCTTCGATGCCGGGGTCGGGGAGGCTCAAGAGGATCTGGAGGAGGGCCCCGAGACCCGCGGGCAGGCCAAGGACTCCGGCGTCAAGACGCTGACCGTCTACCACGAGAAGGTCGCGCCCGAGATCGAGCCGTTGTGGGTCGAGCACGAGGGGCTCGTCCACGTCAACGACATCCCGTACAGCTACACGATCGACCTCGTCGACACGACGGGGCGCGTCCGGGACCACAAGTACACCAAGCGTCGTCCGCAGGGATCGGGCGACTACCGACTGGCGATGATTGGATACGCCGTCGGCTACCGTCACGAGACGGGGGAGAAGGAGGCCGATGTCGTCCTTGACTACATGGTTCGCACACAGAACCCGTACCACTGGCCGGTCGCTTCTGACGGCCCCGTGCCCGATCGAGCGATCGACGCCTTCGCAGGCGTCCTCGAGATGGTCAACCGGGCGATCCTGGAGGGAATCTTCCTTCCGACCGGGCTCCAGAACCACGCCTGTGGCTGGTGCGGCTACCGGGACATCTGTGACGCCTACGCTGACGCGCGGTGACGCACCGCCACCGGCATAACTGGGAGGGCGGACCTCGAACGATCGAGCACAGCCATCCCGAAGCCCATCAGTGGGGACGGCCACACCGGCACCCGGTGGAGGTTGGCGGCGAACCCGTCGGCCTCCACCGGCACCCACACGACCACGATCTCTACGAGGAGGAGGATGACGGAGCAGGCAATCTTGACGATGCTCCTGAAGCTCCAGGAGGAGCTCCGATCGTTTCGTGAGCGCTTCGATGAGGTGTTCCCGAAAGCCCAGGTAGAGGAGGAGGACCATGCCCGGTCGTCGGACGACCCCACCGAACCCATCGACGGATGACCCGCCCGCTGACGGGACCCAGACCGATCTCGTCGACGCCGCGATCCATGTCTTCGAGCCCGACTTCGACAACCTGAACCTGTTCCAGAAGATCGCCAAGATCACGGGGATGATCGGCGGGGTCCAGAAGCGCGGCTACAACGCCTTCCACAAGTACCACTACGTGACCGAGAGCGACCTCGTCTCGGCCGTCCGTCAGTACCTTGCTGCGGCTGGGATCATCATCATCCCCGACGCCTACAGCGTGTCCCGTGAGGGGGAGCTGACGACGATCGAGATCGAGTACAAGGTCACCGACGGCAAGGAGTCGTTCAGCTTCCGGATGCCGGGCTACGGCGCCGACCGTGGCGACAAGGGCGTGTACAAGGCGATCACCGGCTCCCAGAAGTACGCGTTGATGAAGCTCTTCAAGATCGACACCGGCGACGACCCCGAGTCGGACACCCGGGTTGATGAGCGCGTGGCTGCCCAAGATCGCCCAGCTCGTCCCACCCGCGTCACGAGCGGCAGTCGAGCTGGAGTCCAGCGAGGCGGACACACCACCCTGGCATCACCGATCCAGATCCGGCGGATCAGCGAGGCCCAGAAGGCCGCTGGCCTGGACCGGACCGAGTTCGTGAAGCTGATCGAGACGACGCTCGAGGTCCAGCCGTTCGTTCTCCCCGACGATGAGGCGGAGCGGAGCAAGGCGGTTCTCGAGATCGTGAAGAACCTGTCATCGGAAGATGCTGGTCGGCTTCTGGCTGCCCTGATCCCACAAACGGATCGGAATAGCGCAGAGGATCTCCAGGACGTCGCCGATAAGAACGACCGGTGGCGCGACGAGGCCGAAGCCGCTGGGTATCCATATGGCTGATTGGCCATACGGGCGGATCCGCGTCCGCGAAGATCAGGCGAAGCTCCTCTTCCGATTGCTCTGGGAGGAGCGAGCCCGGGTATCTCGCGAGCGGTTCCGCTGGAAGGGCCAGGCCGACGCCACCCATGGGTTCAACCGGGCCATGGCCCTGATCGACGCCACGAGGGAGGAGCTTCAGCGCCTCGCTGACGAGAAGGGATGGGAGCTGTATGCCCAACCTGAGCGAGAGGACCCGCAAGCAGCAGATCCTGGACGCCCTGATCCAAGCCAGAGGGAACTGGGTGGATGGGAGCAAGCTCGCGACCGAAGAGGTCGGGGGGTCTGAGGGACTTCGCCGCCTGCGCGAGCTGCGCGCATCCGGCTACAAGATCGAAGAACGCCGTCACCCCGACCCCCGTCGGGACATCTGGCAGTACCGCTACGCGATGGGCCCGCGGGTCAGTCCGCTTCGTGATCTGACCGAAGAGGCCCCGGTCGACGTCCCACAGGACCTGAAGTTCACGACCCTGCCGTCACCGATCGTGTTCGGGAACGTGGCGGTCTGCGGCCGCTGTCGAGCGAAGACCCGGAAGTACTTCTACGAGGGTCTCGAGGAGCTGCGCCACAAGGATCCGTTTCTCAAGAAGCAGCCGTGCATCGGCTGCAACGGTTGGGGGATCGTCCCGAACCGCGGGGCGATCCCGATCACGATGCCAGAGGGGATGTTGTGATCGTCGTGACCGTCGACTTCCCGGACGAACGACAGCGCGGGAGTCGTCACCTCCACAGCTCGTTCAAGGACTACGCCGACGCCTACATGTGGGTCGAGTACCTGAGAGGTCACTTCGGCCGTTTCAATGCGTCGCTCGATCGGATCGATCATCCCGAATGGACGTGCCCCGAATGCCGCCGAGAGGTTCGCCGTGCTCAGTGACCAGGACATCCTCGCCGCGATCGAGGAGGGCCAGATCTCGATCGATCCGTTCTCACCGGAAGATGTACAGCCCTCGTCGGTCGATCTCCACCTCGGGCTCGGGTTCGCCCGGTTCCGCCTGAAGTACCGCCACTGGATCATCGACCCGACCGACCCACCCGATGACCTGATGGTCGTCGACCACGAGAACAACGAGCTCTTCCTCGATGCCGGGGAGTTCGCCCTTGCCACGACCAGCGAGCGCGTCTCGATTGGCGCTGGGATGGTCGCGCGGCTGGAGGGCCGGAGCTCGCTCGGCCGGGTGGGCCTGATGATCCACTCGACCGCGGGCTACGTCGATCCCGGCTTCGAAGGCCAGCTGACCCTCGAGTTGAGCAACATCGGCCCGGTCAAGCTCCGGCTGTACGCCGGGATGCGGATCGCCCAGATCAGCTTCTACCGGATGACGAGCGCGGCGCGGCGGTTGTATGGGGAGGATGAACTCGGTTCCAAGTACCAAGGACAGACGGGGCCCACAGCTTCTCGGAAGGAGCGACGTGCCTGATCCAAGGCGACGTGGTGAAGCGGTTCAACACGGAGGTCTGCAAAACCTCTACTCGCGGGTTCGAATCCCGCCGTCGCCTCCATCCCATGTTTGACCCCAACCTCGGCCTCGACGAGATCCTGCTGATCGACGAGTACGCGATCCAAGCCCGGGCGGATCATCGGTCCTCTTCCCGGACTCCAGCCTGGTGGATCGATCTGATCGCCTTCGTGCTCGCGGCCATCATCCTGGCTGCCCTCGTCCTCATGGTCGCTTCATCTGTTGGAGGACCAGAGACGTGAGGGGCACACGCCCCCGTTGCCGGAAGGCGTGCGTGTTGTGTGGACCGTCGACGGTCGGGACACGCTTCGGATGACACCGCCCCGGTCAGCAGTAACGGTCTGGTCATCCGCGCCCGGGCTTCACCAGCCCCTGACGGGTTTCTCTAGGTCGGGTAGTCCAGCCCTGCCCAACCCCTCGGACTTCGCTGGCTCCGTCCGCCCCCGGATGCGCCACTTCGGGCTGTCCGCCCTAGCCTGGGTCTTGCGGCTTCTCCACACCTGTTGCACACCTGTGGACAAGTGTGGTACCTTCTATGTCCGGACCGGTAGGGCGAGTACTGGTTCGTCGGTTGGAGGCCGGGTCTGGGGGCCCGGCCTCTTCCCCTCTTCGGTGACGAGATGTCGGAATCTACCACCCGTCGACGACGTCCTGCACGCCATCCGTGCATCGTCGCGAGCGCGTTCGTCAGCGAACAGATCGATCCCCGGATCCAGCAGGAGTGGGAGTCGCGCGGCTTCCACCCGAAGTTCGGCGATCTTCGGAAGATCTGGAGGCAGCGTCATTGCGCCACGCTGAACCCGTATGCGTCTGAGGACTGCGCCTACTCGCCCGAGGACTGTGCCCTCGCCTACTTCAGCTGTGCCCAGACCGCTGCCTCTTCCTCGCGACGCAACCCCATGGGATACTTCTGGACAGCGGCGAAGTCGATGGCGCTGGATCGGGCCGATGACAAGCCGTTGGCTCGGGATCGCGCAGATGCCGCACAAGGACCCCGTCACCCCGGAACTCCGGGTCCAGGTCCTGACACGGGACATCAAGAACTGGCAGGCACGCCAGCCGATCTTCCAGGGTCGGCGCGGGATGATCGCGTCGATCATCGGGTGCATGGCCGTGCCGCTCGCCCCGAACACATCGGGACCCTGCTGGGGCAAATTGACCTTGGACCACATCAAGGACGATCCAAGGATGGGGGTGAGGGCACCGAGTGATCCCGACCATCTGGTGAGCCTGTGTCAGGGCCACACCGAGGACGGGATGAGAGGAGGTTTCCAATGGAACACCGCAAACCGGCCACTACTCCGGTGGTATCTCCGGAGTCTGAGCGACTCGTCCAGCTGATGATGACTGCGACTGGCCTGTCGCGCGAGAAGGTCATCGAGACGTGGTTCTCGACCGGGACGTTCCGCTCCCGATTCAACTGCGACTTCGGACGTCGGCGTGACGCAGACCGCTGAACAGCGGCGGCTTGTCCGGATCGCCTCGGCCTACAACACCAAGGCCCGCCGCCTCGGCATCCGCGGCACGGTGCAGGCCATCGAGCTGGCCTGGATCGAAACCGCGAGCCTGACCTGCGTGTACTGCGGGATCCACCTCGAGCGCGGCCAGGGGACGTTCGACCACGTCATCCCGCTCGACCGGGGCGGTCGCAACGTCGCCTCGAACATCGTCCGCTGCTGCCTGACCTGCAACCGCGAGAAGTTCACCAAGAGTCCCGAGCAGCTCGCCGAGCATCGGGATCGGCTGGTCACCTGCGCTCGTCCGGGCTGCGGGAACCAGTTCAAGCCTCGCTGGGCGGAGTACGAGAACGGACGGGCCCGGGTCTGTTCGCGCCGCTGTTCAGCGCTCCTCCGATGGCACCGGGCCGAACAGGGTGCTCAATGACATGGACCGTCACCATCCCGGGACAACCACCGTCAGTCAACCATTCCTACAAGCCGGTGATGATCAAGAAGCGGGGGACCGACGGGAACATCGTCCGTCGGATTGGGATCGCCAAACAGACCGCCGTCGCGGACTATCAGACCGCCGTCGTTGGGATCGCGCGCGTCGCGAAGCCATCGCGCTGGCAACCGAGCGGCACGTGGATCCGACTACGCTATCGCTTCTTCTTGCGGCGATCGATCGACTGCGACAACGCCCTGAAGGCCCTGAACGACGCCATCGCGATCGCGATCGGCGTGAACGATGAGCGCTTCCTGCCATGCGTGATGTCCAAGAGCGTCTCGACCCTGGAGCCGAACCCGAGGGTGGAGATCGAGATCAGCTCGGTGCCGGACGACCCGTTCACCTTGCCGTCGTCGCCTCCCACCTCATCACCACCCTCCGCCTCTACAGCGACATCGCGGCGACGCTGAACGAGCTGCCCCTCGACTCGTTCGTCCTGCTCCGGCGACCACGGCTCGGCCCGGCATCGCTCCACGATGGGGTGATTGCGGGGATGCTCGACTGGCCCGCCTTCCAGGAGCGCGGGCTGTCGGCGATCTGGTTCGAGCCAGAACCAGGTGGTCGCGATCAGACCTACCGCCGGGACTTCGAGCTCGTCTCCGCTGCTGATCGAGTCATCGCCTACTTTTCGGAAGATCATGTGATGGAAGGCGGGACCGGCCACGTCGTCGAGGCGGCGCTCGCTCGGAACATCCCGGTCGAGGCGTGGTCGTTCGACGACGCTGGTCGAAAACGACGAGTCGGAGAGCTTGACACTATGTGATACTCAGCCTGCCTGCGGGAGAAGGGGCAGAGTCAAGTGACCGTCACGATCCCGCAAGACGTTCTCCGCGACACGTTTCGCACGATGTGGGAACTCGCCTCGTATTGGGAGGACGAGCTGCCCACGAAGATCCACTCTCGCGACGTGAGTGAAGGTGGGACTCCCGAATGGGGACGGGACTTCTACCGCTGGATCAGCGGACGCGTCGATCAGTTCGACGATCGGAAGTGGGCGGAGAACCCTGAGCCCCGGGTGAAATCCACCCGGGCGTTCCGCAAGCTACGGCAGCGGAGCCCCCGTGAGTACGAAGTCGTCTACCGGACGGCCATCCTCAAGATCCCCTTCGAGGAGACAGTCCAATGGCTCAACGACCGATCGATCCGGAACGGCCACGCCGACCGCTACACCACCGACGACGCGCTGATGCTCCTGATCTGCGGAGTGGACAAGATCGCGACCTGGTTCAGCTGGACCAGTCGAACCGCGAACGGGGGGTAACACGAAGACACCCCCACCGCGTCGGATTGCTCCTGGCGGTGGGGGCGATCTTCAGCCTGACTGGACTCAGCTCAGCGACTCCGATCAGCGAGCCGCTCGTACTAGATCTTCCGTTTAGTCCCGTGCCGTCTGTTCCAGGCGAACGCGAACGACCTCGGGCTTCAGCAGCTCGTCCCGCGCAGCTGTACGTGCCGCCCGAAGATCGAGCAGCAGGCCCACGCCGATCAGCGCCAGTCCGACCCCCAGTAGCACAGCCAGCCCCAGGATCAACTGGAACTGTCCGACCGTCAGCGCAACCACTACGCCACTCCCTCTCTGGCTTGGCCAGCTGGTATTGCCGAGCTGGCCGAAGCGTCTGCCACTATCGGTACCCAGATGGGCCCGGCGTGGACCTCTACGGGGCGGCTGGGCCGAGACTCCGCGCCGCCTTGGGCGCCCACTGGCGCGGCAAGACGGTGACGGTGCGGTCGGGCTCGGTCACCCTTCGCATCAAGCTAATCGATTGGTGCCAGTGCTACAAGGGGCGATCCTACGAGAAGCTGATCGACCTCTACTGGGATGCCTACTCGCGACTGCCCAGCAACAAGATCAGGATCAGCTGGTAAGCCGCCGGGCCCGCAGCATCACCACGATCGAGGCCGTGACGACCACGATCTCTTCGAGGATGAACAGGACGACCCGGAGCTCGAGCGTGTCGTCCGGAGCGGTGTCGATGAGGATCGCTCGAGCGAGGGAAAGGATCTGGGCCACGAAGACCGCTCGGGCCATCGTCCGCAGGAGCTTGGCCAAGTCCCCACCCTCGAGACCGGCGAGATCGCTGGCGATCCGCGAGGTCCAGATGAGCGAGATGGTCTGAACGCCTGTGAGGATGAGGGCAGCGGCGACGAGGAGGTGGGCGAGTGGATCGCTCACTTCCTAATTCCCTTTCGCGGTCCCTCCATACCGTTCCAGCTCACGCTGGATCGCGGCGATTTCTTTTAGTAGACGTCCATGCTGGCGGAGGGCCTTGGCGGCATCCCGCTTCTGCTGAAGGACTTCAGGATCCCTTTTGACCGGGTGACGCAACATCCGCAGTCCCCTTCGCAGCCACTGGGGGAACCCGGCGTTCACTCGTCGACCTGCCGGTCGAAGACAGCAATCGGCAGAGATCGAAGGATGCGAAGCACCTGGTTCTGCTGCTCATTGGACGCTTTGAGTGCCTCCGCCTGCGAGGCGTTGATCTTCTTTAGATCAGCGATGTCGGCCCGGAGGCCGTCGACTTCGCTGTTCGTATGAAGTTTACCCTCGATAAGCAAGCGGAGGACATAGAACAGAGCCCCGGCCGCACCGCCGGTGATGACGAGCGAGAGCGGGTCGTTGGGCATGTCATCGTCTCTTCACTGACACGAGCCGCGTGTCACAGTTCGGACAGGGATGAGACTTCACGTTCGGGAGCCAGAGCATCCCGTAGTAGTGCTTGGGCGGACACTTCGGGCACTTGAGGGGCGCCCCGTAGTTTTCAGCCTTCCGCACGGGACGGTCGACCCAGAGACGCCCCTCTGCGGCCATCAGGCCGACTGCGCCCAGCGCAGCGCGGCCCGGTAGCCAACCCGGAAGAACACGTCGCCGACCGCGAAGATCACCACGCCCGTCGAGGCGACGGCGGTGCTCAGGTCGGTGACATTGACGGCGAGGAGGGCCGGTGGGAGCGCCAGCAGGAAGTCGAGGACGATGTCCTTGACCAGCTTGCTGCTGGTGATCGCGCTGACTCCAGTCCCGTCGGTGAGCGTATCGGTGACGGCCATAGCTCTACCACTCCTTGGGCTTGTAGTTGTCGTCCTCGGGTGGACGATCGGTCTTCACGTAGCGGTCCTTCGGCTCCTTCAGATGCTTGTCATCCTTGAGCTTGAGGAACTCTTCGACGTGCTTGCGGTGCTCGTTGATTGGGGCATTCGCCTTGGGGGCGGGCATGATTACGCCTCCGTGTCGCGGGTGAGGGATGCGTCGACCAAGCCGGTTCCCGTCCAGGAACCGGCAGCTGCCTTGAGGAGCGCGCCGGGCCACCACTGTGGGCCCTTCGGGATCCCCGTTCGGCGTCCGTCAGCAAGCGGGTCGTAGACGAGGAAGGCCCCGTCGCTCGAGCGGCGCTCGTTGACGTAGATGGCATGACCACCGGTGAAACCCGGGGAGGCGTCGAACCGGGTGGGCGCGATCACGCTGTAGCGGATGTTCACCACGGCCCCTCGACCGGCGATGATCATCGAGCGGAACGTGTCCCACGGGATGTTGTACCGAACGAGCATGTCGATCCGGTACTTGTTGATCAGCACCGTCTCGTTCTCGTTCAGGGTGGTTCCACCACAGCCGCCCGGGATGAACGAGCGGATGTAGGCGCCGGTCGGCTTCCAGAGCGCGGTGCCCGGCGGATCGATCCCGCGCTGATGGCGGTCAGCCGCCATCGCGTGCGAGGTCGGGTTGCAGTTGTACCACTGGCAGCGGCTCCCATCGGCCTGCTTCCGGAACGTGGGTCGGTAGGCCATTCCCTTCTCCCTCTACGAGCTACTCAATGCCGCCCGCAAGACGGCACGTGATCCACAGCTCATCGCCCCCCGACGGAGCCGTGATGAACGTGATGACGCCGTTCCCCGAGTCCGACTCGGTGTAGTGGACCCCCGGCGACTGGAGGAGCTTGTTCTTGTAGACCGCGGTCGTGCCCGAGATGTAGGCGAAGTTGATCGAGAAGTTCACCCGCGAGCCGTCGGGCGACTCGTTGAACGGGAGCGAGGCGAACGTCCCGTACACAACCGAGGTCGTCGTGCCATCGGCCGCCGCGAAGACCGTCGGGCTGGTCTTCTTGGCCGTGTCGCGAAGGAGCTTCCAGAGCCACCACGGGTCCGACAGCTGGACCCCGAAGAACCCATCGAACCGGATGTAGGTCTTCGGCTCTTCAGGCGAGGCGCCGTCGGACGGCAGGGTCGGGAACGTGATCGACACGCTCCGGAGCGGCAGGATCACGACGAGCGGGTTGATCCCGTCGGTCGTCAGGACGTACATCGTGAAGGTCACGACGTCGCCCGGATGGAGATGGACCTTGTTGCCCGACAGGGTCGGGACGTCGTGGGCGAACCAGGCGCAGCGGATCTGACGCTGGTCGACGGCAAGGCCACGGGCCGTGTCGCCACCGACCGCACCCGTCGTGTTGCCCGACACGATGACGTTCGCTCGGGCGGTCACCTCACCCTGGCTCTTCAGATCACCAAAGCGCGTCTCGGCGTACTGCCAGCGCCGGTGAGCTGAGATCGAGCTCGCGTTCTGCTTGCGGGCGAAGACCGTTCCGCCTGCGGTCCCTGCCCACTCGGAGCCACCCCACACGAACGCGTCGTTGGACATCGCCGAGGCGTCGTCGATCTCCTCGAACTCGCGCATCCCGTACGTCGCGCCCGACGTCGGCAGCGGCAGTTCGTTGGGGACATCGCTGAAGCCCCACGACGCGAGCGTCTCCTCAGCCTCGTGGAAGTGAACGTTCTTGCTGGCGTCGATGTAGTAGACGAAGCCGAACTGGGCGAAGTCCTCCATCGCGACCCGCCAGTACGAGCCCTGCTGAGGCCACGAGCCCTGCTTCGTCCCGTCGGGATCTGGGTTGCCGTCGGCGTCGAAGCGCGGTGCGAACCCGTCGTCGACGTAGGTCGTCGTGTCGAGTCCGTCACCGCTGATGTCGAGGTAGTCGGCGAAGAGCTGGTCCCGAAGCAGCTCGCCCATCGTCAGGTTGAGCGCGAAGTACGGGAAGTGGGCAGTGTGGTTGGCTGGGTTGTGGATGACCCGCTTGTCGAACAGGATGTTGTAGTCGACCCCGACCAGCCGCCACTGGCGGGCGGTCACATCGCCCGGGACCGTCGTGTCGACTGCCGGGAAGGCGAAGGTCCGACCGGCATTGAGGACGTACCCGCCCCACAGCCGGATGCCGTCGACGTCGACCGTCCATTCGTCGCCGGTGGTGAAGTCGAGATCCTGATCGACGTCCTTGAGAAGCATTTCGGCCGTCCCTGGGACCGCGCCGAGCTGCGACTCGAACCGGGCAGATGAGAAGAGGACGAAGCGCGTGACGTCCGTTCCGCCGACCGTAATCGTGATGGAAGAGGCCGGAATGAAGGGCACGCGCTAGTCCTCTCTGGGGCCGTCCGCCTGGTAGAAGACAACGACCTCGGCGCCGACGGCCACCACGTCGCTGAACTGGAGAATCCCCTGGAGGGCGGTCGACTCGGTGTATTCCCGAGCGATCCCAGGACGCTGGAACTCGCCATTCACGAACACGATCGAGGTGCCTGGGACGATGGCGCTTGAGGTTCGGATGTGGGTCGAGTCGATCCGCGTGAGCCCGCTCGTCAGGGTCTCGCGAACCCAGCCGGTGTTGACCACGTTGGCCGTTGGGGACGACCCCGCCGCGAGGTAGGTCACCCGGATCGTCTGGTTGTTGTTCAGCCCGACCGTGATCGTGAAGATCCCGTTCGCAGGGTCGGTCTCGGTGAAGAAGAAGATCTCCGCTTCGACCCCATTCGTCGTGATGAACACACGGAGCGTGCCCGGCTCATACGGGTACGTCGTTCGGAAGACCGTGTTGCCATACCCGGCGGCGACCACGCCGGTGTCGTTGATCGTCTGGCAGCTGTCGGGGCTCGGCAGCGCAACGCCGTCGAACCGGGGATCCGGCCCATCGACGTAGTAGACCCGGGCGAAGATCTCGCCGAAGGCACCACTGAAGCCCGGGCTGCGCGGCTGGGCGAACAGCCCGACATTCGTCTCACCGAAGCCGCCAGCTCCACCACCCGTCGTCACCAGGAACGAGGCGTAGTAGACCGGCGGCAGGCCCTCGTTGTTCTGGGTGCCACCCATAACCAGCGTGCCCATGCCGCCGACCGGCATTCCGGCGATGAAGTACCACTCGGTGCCCGGGTAGTAGACCCGGTACTCGATGCGATAGGTGCAGGCGTTGTACAGCCGGATCGAGTCCGCGCTGCCACAGAACGAATTGGCACCGGGACCCGAGTCTGGGATCGTGCAGAAGCCTTCGGGAGCATCGCCGTCCCCCCATGGCACGAGAAGACCTTCGAGATCGAGACAGCCGGTGCTGCTCCCGCAGTCGAAGCTCGCGGCCTCCAGCCGATAGATCGCGGCCATGCTCATTTCGACATCGAGCGCGGGCCCGTTGAAAGTGACGTTGTACGGCACCAGCGAGAAGTCGACTCGGCCCTCGGCGATCGGCACGGCCAGTGTGACGGTCGAACCGTCGATCCGCATCGTATTGCCGGAGTTGGTGATCTCGACCTCGAAGTCAGCCCCAGCGCGGGTGCCGCTCGTGATCAGGTTCGTCGAGTAGTTCTCGCCGAGCCCATCGCCGGACGGGATCAGGAAGAGCTCCCAGATGTCGTTGCTTCGGACTCGGATGTAGTAGGCGTCGCCATTCGACGTCGGGCTGGCGTATCCGACGAACCACCACCACCCGCCGCTGTCGAAGATGGAGTTCCCGCTGTTCTGCCCACCCTGGACATCAGTCAACTGGAGGTCTTCGATCCGCCAATGGAACACGTCCCCTGAGCCGATGTTCGCGATGTAGTGCGGCGTGAACGACGCGGTCGCGAGGTACTCGTTGCAGGTCTCAGGGCTCGTCTCGGACACGTCCAAGACGGACATCACAGCCCGTGCCCCGTCGCAGTATTCCTTCCCGCCGACGTGCCGCCAGTACATCCCGAGCGTGTTCCCGGTGTCGCCAGGCGATCCCCAGCCGGGCAAGCTGGATGATCGGAACGGCGTCGTCGTCCGAGTGAATAGGTCGTGTGAGATCTCGACCTCGGGGCACTCTGCGGGCTCTGCGATGCAATCGTCGGTTGGTCCGCAACCCGGGATGGGGTCCACGACGATGTCGTCGATCGGCGGCACGTTGAACTCCGGGAACCAGAACTCGAACATGTTCCACGGCTGGTCGATCTCGTGACTGAGTACCAGATCGAACCGTGGGTCCGTCTTCGTCGGGAAGCTCACGGTCATCCGCCGGATCGGCACGACGTCGCTCGTCCCGAAGACCTCGGACTCAATCGTGACTTTGTCGCCGACGTTGAACGACTGGTCATACGTCGTCACGATCCAGCTGTCCTGATCATCCTTGCCGCCGCGCTTCGACGCGGGCGAGCCGTAGACGATCGAGTTCGCTCGCTTGTTGACCGACGCCTGGCGGAAGAGCGCCGAGGTGAACTCGCCGAACTGCCACAGGCCGTGCTCGGCGATCGAGTCGTCGTCGGTCGCTCGGCCAAACGCGACTCGAGTGGAGCCCGTCCCGGCGCCCCAGATCAGCGCGTCGTTGACCATGTTGGCCGCGTTCTCGGTCATCGTGAAGTCGCGATAGCCGACCTCACTCGGTCCGACCGGTCGGTCCGACATCGACTTCGACGCGGTCGGCGTGTCGACGTCGACGAAGCACAGCTCCTTGTACGGGTTGATGTACCAGACGCCGTTGATCAGCCGGTTGATCTCGCGCATCGCGTCCCCGAACGTCAGGCCGCCCGAGGCGATGACGCCGCGTCGGTCTGGGTTCGGGGTGTCGACGTGGGTGACCCCGTCGTAGGTCACTCCGTCGGCGTTGAGATCGGTGTAGTGATCGAAGACGTACTTGATGACGACGTCGTCGCGACTATCGGGATCCCACGAGCGGAGTCGGACGTTCTTCGGGTTCGCCTTGTCGTAGACGATCCGCTTCTGGAAGAGGATGTTGTAGTCGGTGCCACGCAGAACGATGAACCGATCGACCCGACTGATGTTCGAGGTATCCGGCGCCGGGAAGGCGTACATCCGCTTGGGCTGGGTCAGGAACCCGCCGAACCGGCGGATCCCGTTGATGTCGACCGTGATCTCGGCGCCGGTGGTGAAGTTCCTGGTCCGGGTCGTGTCCCGGACCCGGCAGGTGAAGTCGCCGACCTGGCCGTTGACCAGCGTCGTGAACTTCGCGTCGGAGAAGACGACGTCGTCGGTGATGTCGACGCCGTTGACCCGGATGAAGACCTTGGCCGAGCCGTCCGGGTTCGGGCCGACCTCGGCTGGGTTGTAGATGACGGCCCGCATGTAGAAGACGTTCGTCGTCGTCCCGAACAGCAGGGCGTTGAGGGTGAAGCTGCCCCGGAACGAGACGAAGAACGCGTTGAGCGTGAAGGTCGCCGTCCCGCCTCGGTAGAGGACCGAGTTGAGCGTGAAGCTGCCACCCCGTCCGAGGACCGCGTTGAACGTGAACGTCGCGCTTGGCAGGCGCTTGAAGATCGAGTCGAGGGCCAGGCTGTTCGGCCGCAGGATGACGGCGTTGAGCGTGAAGCTCGCGCTGACCGTCTTCTTGAGGATCGCGTTGAGGCTGAACGAGGTGCTCGTGCTCCGCCGGAGCATCGCGTCGAGCGCGTAGAACTTGGTCTGGGTGACCGCGATGAACGAGACGATCTGGATCGAGTAGAACCCCGAGCCAGAACAGACCGGGTTGGCCGTGATCGATCCGCCATTTGGCAGGGACCGATAGCCGACCCACACACTCGGATGGTCACCAGCCACCCGCTGATCGAAGATCTCGGTCCAGCCCGCAGGTGGCGTGAAGGTCTGTGGGCCCCAGCCGCCGTCGGTGCCCTCGGCGACGACCGCAAAGACGATCGCGTTGCGGGAGGCCGTGATCGTGACCGACGGGGTGCTGCTTGTGCCCGTCGCAAAGTTGTGGGCGTCGAGCTGGACCGCCTGGTCGAATTCGACGAATGCACCACCGGCGTCGAACGATGAGAACGGCGCGGTCGTCGACTCGCTCGCCCCAGCGGTCTTGTAGTGGTAGTTCGTGTGCTCGCCGTTGGACGGGTTCGTGACGTCCCCGTCCGGGCTCTGCGTCCAACCCGTGTACGGACCGATCGAGCCGCTGGCGCGGGCGCCCAGGAACAGACCCAGCCCGTGCCCTTGGGTGATCGCCCCGGCCATCGTGATGCCGACGTTGCCCGTCGCGTACTGGGCGATCCCTGGCGTCGTATTGAGAATGGTGATCGCGTCGAACGTGAAGCTCGCCGACGTCCCTGTCCGGCGGATGGCATCGAGCGTGAAGCTCGCCGACGACGTCCGACGGAGGACAGCATCGAGCGTGTAGGTGCCGCTTCCGCCACCGCCACCCTCGGTGTCGAAGATTCCGCTATCGAAGATCCCCGGGTCGAAGATCCCGGGCATGGGCTAGGTCGCGAGCTCGGCGACCGAGAAGGCTGCGACCGTCTGCCCGGTGCTGGCACGCAGGATGTTTGCCCCACCTGCGATCGAACGCGCCATCAGGGCGATCGTGTGCGACCCAGGAGAGAGAACATCGGTCATGTACGTGAAGCTAATGTTGCTGGAGATCGCACCCAGCGCCGCGTACACGTAGACGATCCCGAACGTCGCCGCGGATGCCTGACGGACACCGTCGACCGAGACGTCGAGGGCGAGGCCGTCATTGGCCCCAGGCGGAGTCACCATGCCGGTGAAGGTCACGAGGACCCGGTGCCCTCCGGTCGTGATGGTGTGGGACAGGTTCGTGTTGTCGACGTTCGCGAACGTCGTCGACGAGATCGAGTAATCCCCTGCTGAGACCATCGACTTGGCCGACGCGAGCGTCAGGGGAGTCGCCACCGGGGCGTACTCGGTGACCTGGATGCGCAGGTATTCGAAGCCGCCAGACGCCGACGGGCGCAGGTAGTAGTCGCCCGCGGAGCTCAGCTTGATCTGGGCCTTGACGGTGTGCGTTCCGGCCGACAGCCCGGTGAGCTTGACCGAGCCGCTCGGCTCGAACCCGTGGTACTGGGACGTGTCCTGACGGACGTCACCACCGAAGTGGTAATCGAGCGAGCCGTCGACGAGCAGGCGTGCCTCGTACGTCTTGTCACCGCCGGTGTTGTGCTTGATCTGCATCATCGATTCGAGCGCGAGCTCGACGATCGAGGACGAGTCGGTGATCGAGAACGACTGGTTCGAGCACAGGTCGAGCCACGTATTCGCCGTGATGGCCCCAGCGGAGACGTCGGACGGGGTCGACGAGTTGCCGTAGTTCAGGCGCACGGACATCGTCGACGTCGGGCCGCCGACGTTCTGCCAGAGGAGCGACTCGGGCTGGATGACGTCGGAGCCGAACCTGATCCAGTCGACGGCCAGGTCGACCGAGACGCTGTTGTCGTTGCCGGTCATGATCACGCCGAACTGGGTCGGGGTCATGCTCGGGTTCCAGCCACTCGCGACTTGCGTCCAGATCAGCCCGTCCTGCGAGAAGTACAGGTCGACGCTGGTCGACGAGTTCACCGTCATCCGGATGTACTTCTTCACCCGCCGGTTGATCTCGCCGTACTCGGTGAACGACGACCGCGAAGTCCGGGTCGACCAGTTCGAGGCGAACATCTCGGGGATGCCGTTCGAGCTCTGCCAGAGCGGTCCGAACGTCATGAACTTCGTGCCGTCCGAGAGGCACAGGCCGTAGTGCTGGTAGTTCGCGTTGACGTGGTAATCGCTGAACTTGGCCGTCACCGTGTACGGCATCGACGGCATCGTCCGGACCAGACCGTGGAGCTGGAAGGTTCCGGTCGCGGTGTTCGCGATGTGCAGGTGGCTCTTGTAGCCGGTCGCGTTCGCGTTCGACGTGTTCAGCGTCCCGATCGTCGTCCAGCCCGAGAGGGTGCTCTTGAACTCGTGATCGTCGGATGTCGGGTTCGGCGAGACATCGAGGTCCTGGCCGCCAAAGGCCCCGACCCCGCCCGTCTTCGCGACACCGTAGATCCGGATCGTTCCCGACGCGATGTTGCCGCTGCTGTACAGGAAGCGCAGGGCCGTGACCGCGGTGTGGCTGACGTATACCCCGCCGTTGAGGCTCACGAATGGCGTTGGGCCGCTGAAGTAGTTCACGAGGCCCGTCCCACTGAACTGCTTGTTCGCGGTCGTCGACTGCGGGTTGAACAGGCGCAGGCTCCACGACGAGGGCTCGGAGTTCGAGACGCCCGAGTCGAACAGCGCGATCGAGGTTTGGCCGCTCGATCCGTTACCGCCCACCGCTCCAGCAGGGCGGTTGACGATCATCCAGGTGTAGTTCGCGCCCGAGTCGTAGGTCGGCCCGCCACCCGTCCCGACCCGGAGCTGCGGGGTCACGTTGTCGGTGGCCGGGAGCATGTTCACCATTTCGATGAGGTAGTCGTCGTAGTCGGACGAGATGAACGAGGCGAAGTCGAGCGTCGCCGAGCTGGACGCGGTGTGCTGTTCGAGGAGCACTAGCCCACCGGTGCCAAGCAGCGAGCCAGTGATCGTGTGATCGGCGTTCCACTCGGCCTTGTGAACCTCGCCGGTCCCGGCATCGGTCCCAGTGGCGACGTGGGCGTGAGTAATCGAGGTCATCAAGCCCTCCGCAGGCCGAACAGGGATGTCTTGCGCATGAAGGTCTCCTCGACCTTGTCCGAGATCCGCTGCGCGAGGGCGGCCTCATCAGCCTGGTCGCTGATCTTGTTGCCGGTCACGATGATCGTGATCTGGGGCGGCGCCCCGAACCCGCCACCGCTCGCGGTCGGGACGGGAACGGTGAGTGACCGCGGGTTGCGCAGGATCGCAACGGTCTCGGTTCCAGCCTCGCCAACGGTGAGGTTCAGCTTCTTGGTGGTATTGAAGTAGGCGCCACTCGCGTTGGGGATCGATCGCGAGCGCCCGCCACCAGCTGGACCAGCTCCAGCCAGCGCGTTGGCAACGCTGACGCCCTGTGACACGAATGTGCCCCAGGCGGTGGCCGTCTGGCGCAGGATGTCGTTGAACGCCTCGCCGGTCTTGGTCGTGATGTCGAGCGCGGTGCTGATCGCCGCCGACGCCTTCTTGACCGACTTGTCGATCGCGACGCCGATCTCAGCGCTGACCTCGGCCTCATGGGCCTTGATCGCATCGATCGCCTCGAGGGCAGCGGCGTTCTCGAGCTGGACCTTGTGGCTGGTCGTGAGGTCGGCGATCGCGTAGCGCAAGTCCTGGACCTGACGCTTGGCGCTCTCGTCGAACAGCTTGACGCTGATCGTAAACTCACGACCCGACAGCCCGAACAGCTTCTTCTGAATGTCGAGCTGCTTTTGGGCGTAGTCGGCCTCGATCTTGGCTTCCTCGATCCGGGCCGCCCGCTCCTCGGGCGTGGTGCCTGGGGCGACGAAGCCCGCGACCGCACGCTGGAAGTTGATCTGGCGCTGGGTCAGATTGAGCGACAGGGCCTGGCTCTCACGCTGGAGGGCCGTCTGCTGCTTCGAGAGCTCGAACTGCTCACGCTGGAGCTTGCCCAGCTCACCTTCCTTCGACGCCCGCTTGCCCGCGAGGGCGAGGGCGTCCTGGAGGTTCCGGTTCAGGATGAACAGCTGGTGGTTGTACTGAGCAGCCGCCAGCGACGCGTTCCGGTTGGCGATGCCGGTCTGAATGCTCTCGATCTGCTGACCGAGGCCCGACAGCTCGGCGATCAGCGTCGGCGGCACACCCAGCTGGGCGAGCGCCTGCTTGCCCTGCTCGGCCTTCGCCTTGACCGCATCGATCGACGCCGTCGCGACCGACTTGTACTCGTTGAACGAGCGGATCGCCTCGGGGTCGACGCCTGCGCCGTTGGGCAGGTTGATGTTCTCGGTCGGGATCTGCTGACCCGACGTTCCCTGTCCGACCTGAACGATGCCCGCGCCGAACGCGGTCGGCGGCGCACCCAGGAAGTTCAGGGCCCGCTGGGCAGGCAGGACGGTGTTGAGCTGGAGGTTCGCTTCGGCCTCGAACGCCGCGTTCTGAGCCGGGATGATCCGGCTCTGAAGCTGCTTGAGAAGGAGCGCCGGATCCGGCGTCTGAGCGCCGACGTTGACCGCTTCGACCGCCGCTCGGATCTTCTTCTCATCGAGGATCGGCGTCTTGCCGTCTGGGCCAACCAGGATGACCTTGTTCGCGCCGCGGGCCAACGTCCCGAGCTCGGTGACACCCGCCTTATCGGCGGCAGAGGCGAAGGCGTCCGAGGTCTCCTTGCTTGCGTGCGCCAGGAACTGGACGTTCTCGCCGCCCTTCTTAATCGCCTCATTGAAGAACTGGAGGCGATCGCCGAGGACATCGACCTCGTCAGCCGTCTGAGAGAGGACATCGGCGACGTTGAAGGTGCGCTTGACCGGGATATTCCGGACGCCCCCGGTGATCGCGATGTCCTCGAACGTCGTCTGCCCGGCAGCCTGGGCCGCGAGCGCCTTCTGGCGACGCTGGGACTGCGGCTGACCGAGGGTGGCATCGGTCGCGTTCAGTTCGTTCTTGATCAGCTCCTGGGTCGACGCGGTGCCACCGAGGAACGTTCCGAACAGACCACCAGTCGTCGAGAACAGGCCCTGCTGGCCACCTCGACGCCGGGCATCCTCGAACGTGTGGAGCAGGTCGATCGCGGACGCGAGGTTCTTGTTGCCCTCCTCGGTCGACGTCCGCTGCTCGAGGAGCGGGCTGATCGTGGCGGCAATGCCCGAGGACAGCCCACGCTGGGCCTCAGCCAACGCAAGGATCGACTTGGAGTCGCCGCCCGCGCCCTGACTCTGGTTCGACAGCTCGTCGGTGACCTGCGCTGCGACGTTGGCGAAGCCACCCATGCGCTCGATCGTCGGTGCGAGGATGTGCTCGATCCCGGTGATGCCCACCTGGGCCGCACCGAGCGCCGCGCTGAACAGCACGGTGCCGCCGATGATGCCCGCGGTGTTCGTGCCGAAGACGCGCAGCTTGTCAGCGCCCGAGGCGATCTGACTGGTGTACTCAGCTGCGGTCTTCTTCAGCTCACCGAGGCGATCCGCAATGACCTTCACGCCCTCGGCCTGGAGCGCGATCTTCTTGTTCTGGCGGTCGATCTCCTTGGCGGGGGCGTTCGCCTTCAGCAGGGCATCGCGCTTCGCGGTGAGATCGAAGAGCTTGCCCTCCTCCTTGGTCAGCTTCCGCTCAACCGCTGCTGCGGCCTCGGTCGCACCCTGCGCGATACGAGCTCGCTGAATGACACCTGCGCGACCACCGAGCGTGGTCGCGGCGATCTCGCCGAGGCCGGTCTGAATACCACGAGTCGGCAGCGTGGCCAGCGTCGAGCTGCGCTGCGCCTCGAGGGTCTTGATGTCGAAACGTCGGATTGTCTGACGATTGATGAGGTCGAGCTCGGCCGTGAACCGCTCGGCCGGAGTCAATGACTCGGTGGGCGTACCACGGGTCGTCTTCGTCTGTTTCGTCGGCGTCGCCTGGGCCTGGACAGGCGCCGGGGGTGGCGGCGCCTGTCCAGGAGCGAACGGCATGGTCACTGGCTGGGCCGCGGTCGCCACCGTCGGCGCCTGGGCCACCGAGCGAGCGCCCAGTGTGGTCGGCCAGTTGACAACAAAGACACGCTGAACGTTCGGAGACGTAGCGGCCGTCAGGACGCCCTTCTCGATCGCTTCCTTCTCACCGGGAACGAACGAGCGGAACGCCTTACCACCGAAGCCACGGACTGGACCGCCGGGCGCCCGGCGGGTCATGTCCTTGGCGTTCTTGTCCATCCGCCGGACCCACTCGGGGACGTTCGGCAGGATCTTCCCGGCCTCTGGGAACTGACGAACCTCGGGCCCTTCGCGACCGACGATCTCGACGTGGCCGCTGTGGCTGATGTACGTCTCGGGTCGGACCTCACCGACGAGGACTGGGTCCTTCAGCTTCGCCTTGGCAATCCGGTCCATGAGGCCGCCGGGGACCGGTCCGCCAGCGGCGCGCCTCGAGAACGGCAGGATGTCACTGGCCTTCATCTCGCGAGCAACGACAGCGTCCGCGTCCTGGTCGCCCCACGGGATGGACCGACCGTGGCGGAGGCCCATCTCGAGCTCGAAGTCGTACCGAGCCGCTGGGCTCGTGATCCGGTCGTGCAGCTCGAGGTCCGCACCGGTCTGGGCATCGTGATGCCAGAACGGGCTCGTCATGTCCGTCCCGATCCGGACCTTGCCCTTTTCCAGGCCCTTCTCGGCAGGGCGGAACGTCAACGGCGCGAGTCCGGTCGGCAGGCGCATCGCGCCCGGGTGGAACCGACGTCCTTCGCCCTCGACCTGGCCGCCCGAGGCGCGCTTCGTCAGATCGGTGAGGCCCAGCGGCGGGCCACCGAACTTCGAGTTCGGGATGTAGCGGATCTTCGGGAAGACTGTCGGCTGCGGCGCCGGGGTGCGCTTGCGCAGGAGCTCTGCCTGAAGATCCTGATTGACGGTATTGATCGGCGACGACGGGTAGCGGCGCTGGTACTCCGGAGCCGCCAGCTCGAGCGACGCGAACGGGCGGACCGTCTCCGTCGTCTTCGTGATCGGATTGAAGCGCTCAACCGTCTCACGGCGGATGGCCTCGATCTCTGCGTCACGAGCGGCGTCGGCCGCCGAGAAGTCGATCGGCTTCGGAGCGAGCTCCTCTGGCACGCGCGCGCGAGAGAGGCCCTTGCGGGTGAGATCGAACGCGGTCTGCTCACGGGCGTTCTTCTCTGCCGCGGCCTCCGCCGCACCCTTCGGTGGCGCCTCCTGTGGGCGCTCGGAGCGCGCCGCCAGATCCTGGCGTCGGTTCTCCTTCTCCTGCTTGTCGCGGATCGGCAGACCAACCCGGGAGAGCTCGCCGAAGATCGAGTGGAGGGCCGCAGCCGTCGCCTCGATGCCCGGGTCGTACTTCGGGTTCGGGACCTCTTCGCCCGCCTCGTTCCGGATCGTCGGCTCGATCGTCTTGATCCGACGCTTCTTCGAGGGGAATAGGACCGGCGCGATCTTCGGGTACTGCGCGAACAGACCGGTCAGCAGCTTGACCGTCTCCTCGCGGGCCTGGACCGGATTGGTCTTGATCAGCTCCTGAATGTCGGAGAAGCCCAGGAACCGCTGGCGCTCGTCCTCGTTCTGGGTCGTGTTCTGGAGGAGCGCGTCGAGACCCTGCTCCTTGAGTGCCGCGCGGAGCGCCTTGACGTCGGGGCGCTTGCGGAACTCGACCTGGCGCTCGCGCAGCTCGGTCTGGATCTGCTCGCGGATGCGGCGGACGGCCTGCGGGCTCTGCGGGTTGGGCAGCTCACCAGCCAGCCGGAGATCACGGCCAGTGAAGGCCGGGCGGCTCTCGTCGTACTCAGGGTTCGAGCGATACAGCCGGACGGCGGCCTGGATCGCATCGAGCACCTCGGGCGGCTTGCCCTCGAGGTGCTTGGCCAGGACGCTCTTCTTCTTGACACTGACGTCGCCCGTCCCGCCGATCCCCAGGTTCAGGCCCATCTTGATCAGGTCCTGAATGCCTGCGAAGCGACCGCGCTGGGCCTGGACGACCGCCTGGCTCACCCGGTTCTGGACGCGCTCCTCTTCGGTCGCGCCAGGCGCCGCCTCACCCGCTGGCGTGCGGGTGATGACCTTCGGGACGTTGATCCGGGCGCCACCAGCGGCAGGCGTCGGCGCAGCGACGACCGTGGGCTTGGGACTCGGTGGCTCCTCCTGAACCTCGTAGGTATCGGAAGATCGTGTCTCGGCGCCGCGGACCTTGGGCGGATTGATCTTGGCCCCGACCGCGCTGACGGGGGCTGCGGCGACGGTCGGCGGCTCCTCGGTCTCGTAGGTGTCGGAGCTGCGGACCTCGGCGCCTGGACGGGCGACGACCGCGGCCTCACGGGCCTTGGCGCGCTTCGGTTCGGACTTCGCAGGGGTCGCCGCCACTCCGGCGATCGGACCGGTATCCTGCTTGCGGGGCGTGGCCTTGGTGCCACCGGTGCCGCCTGTTGATGGGCGTGGGGGAGCCGTGGGCCCAACGCCACCCCCACCTTCGCCACCAGGCGGGACGATCCCGACGCTGAACGGACCACCGCCAGGCGGTGGCTCACCCTGCCAGTGCCAGGTCAGGGGGATGTCGACGACCCCGAGTTCACCCAGGATCTGGTCACGGAGGGCACGTCCATCGACGTCGGCTGAGACCGGGACCTTGACCGGATCCTGCTTGTCAAGCTGCGACTGGACGGCGTTGCGGAACTCGCCGATCTTGACGTTCTTGACGGTGAGCGTCGGGGTGAGCTCGACCCCCAACTTCTGGGCCTTGGTGAGGGCCTGGTCGATCTTCTGCTGGGCCTTCTTGATGGCGTCTTCGGTGGGCGTGCTGATCCGAACCCGGATTGGGATCTCCCGCTCCGGGATCTTGAAGCCACGGACCTTCTGCTCAGCGATCTTGAGATCGCTGTCGAGGCCGGACAGATCCGCTCGTAGACCAATCTGAAGCGTTCCGAGATCTTCAGCTGCCATCGGAAGTCCTCAGACCGACTCACCTTTCTCGGTGGTTCGGCTCCACTTTTCCCCGAAGTGCGAACGCTGGGCGGCGGTCAGCTTGTCGAAATCGATGTCTCGACCCTGGCCGATCTCGCTCAGTTCGTCCTGCTCCTTGGGCGGGTGGACCATGAAGTAGTAGTCGCGCAGCGCATCGAAGTAGTGCTTCGGGAGCGCCGCGACCTCATGCGGCTTGTAGGCCGGGAAGAGCCGACAAATCTCCAGAACTAGGAGGTCTGCGGCTCCGAGTCGTTTTTTGCCTCGTCCGACTCCTTCTCAGGATCGGCCGACTTGGTCGGCTCGTTCTTGAAGTGGAGGCGGTTCACGACACCCTGGATGGCGGTCACCATCGGGAGTGGGAGCTCGTAGATCTTCTCAACATCCCACTTGGGCTCGAGGAGCGAGAGCGGGATCATCAACCGCAACACGGTCGACAGATCGGCCGATCCGTCTGGCCCCTCGGCCTCACGGATGCACTCCTCGTACTGGGTGCCGGTGATCTCGCGGAACTTGAAGTCGATCCCGCGGAGGGTGATGGACTCTTCCTGGAAGAGCGTGGTCAGTGCGGTTTGTCGAGCGGCCACAGAGTTGTCCTTTCCATCAGAAGGCTCCGGCCATCGAGGACCGTTCTCCCGTTCGCCGTGGTGAGCCTGAACTGTGTTCCTCCTCGTTTCGGGTCACCGAGCCACAGGCGGACGACGCGGTCCGCTGCCCGTCGTTCGAACGAGAAGGCGTTGATGAACGAAAACACGGCGCGAAGATCCCACTCCTCGACTCCCGAGGGGGTGTCTTCGCGCCGCGTCAGTGACCAGTACTCCATCGTCCCGATCTTGAGACCGATGGACGGGACCGCCACGTCTCCGTGGCGGCCTTCGATTCGCTTGAAGATGCTTGGCACATCCTTCTCCTAGACGGAGGCAAGGTGGCGGGGGACCCCGGGGAGGGTCACCGGAGTCCCCCAGAACGGGATGGGCTTAGAGCGACCCGTTCGAGAAGACGGTCCAGTTACCCGAGGCGCGGAAGTTGCCCGAGGTCTTGATCGCGTCGGTGTTCGACGCATTGATCGAGGCGTCGAGCAGGCCCG